ATGGCGAGTTCTCAGCCCTATGCGCCGTGACCCCAGCTTGGGCGATGTACGGAAAGTAACCACCCCCACCCCAACCCTAACCCCCTCCGGGAGGCAGGAGATAGAGATGAAGCCCATCAAGAATGATGTGCCTTTTCGGAAGGGCGATTTCCTCAAGGTGATCAAGCCCACCAACTTCCACACGACTGGCGAAATCGTGCTCGTCGAGGACACAGACTGGTACGGCGTCGTTCTGCGCGAGAAGCCGGGGCACTATCACTCGGACAGCTTTGCGAAGGCTACGCCGGATGAGGTGTTTTCGGCCCTTAACCCGGCCTAACTCCAACCGGCATACGCCGCAGGGATAGAGAGAGACACACATGGGATTTGATAAAGCTTGGGTCGATATCTCGTGCGACGAGTGCGGCCTTGAGAGTGAGCCGGAAGAACTGGCGCTCTCGCCTGCTGGCGGCGGCAGCTATGCCCTTGAACCAGTGCGCGTAACGCTACTGCGAGATGGCTGGACTGTGAAGGCTGGCGACCGCCTTCTCTGCCAAGATTGTGCGTTCGCCATCGAAGACCCCGTCCACACAGCGGCGTGAGCCGTGGGGAGAGAACGCAGGGATAGAGAGAGATGACGATCGACAAGGTTAAATCGGCCATTCGAGGCCTGACCAAGGTTCAGCGCATGTACGTTCAGGATGGCTGCATCCACGGCGATTGCACCATGCGAACAGTTCGCGCCCTTCGCAACAAGGGGCTTTTTGAGCTGGTCATCACCAGCCCCAATGGCCAGTGCGGCACGATGGAGCTTACCGAACTCGGCCGATCGGTTCGCGCCGCTATCGCCTAACCCACCCCCACTCTAGGCCGTAGAGGAAGAGAGAGACATGCCCCGCCTTGAGTGGCTTCTCCTAGCCGTGATCGTCTGCCTACTTGGTGCCATTCTGGTTATCAGAGGGCCAAGCGCCGCGAACGGATATTACGCGATGATGCACCATCAAACGCCTGAAGATGAGTCCCGAATGCAAAAGCTGCGCGAGCGTGTGGCGAGGATTGAAGGTCGTCTTGAGGCTGAGGGTCTTTTGGAGAAAAGCAACCCATGACCGACAAACCCACACCGGAGCAGCTTGACCCCGCCGGGGGTGCGCCGAGCCGCTGCAAAGCCTGTTTCGAGGCTGATGTGACCGAAGTAGTTGAGGTCCGCCACGGTGAGCGCGGACAGCCCTGGGTCAACAGCACGATCCTCCGTTGCCCGAAGTGCAAGAACACGGTCGGCGGCACGTTGGCTGATCGCCTTGCCTACGTCCGCAACGTCTACGACTACAAGTATTTCGGCGACTATGAACTGAGCGAAGAGCAGAACGACGCCGTGTGGAGCGCCAAGGCTCTGGCTGGGCTGGTCCCCGATCTGGTCGCGGCGGCGAAGTGCGCGCTTGGCGCGCTAACAGGCAACATGGACGGTGACATGGAGCTTGGCGATCCCGTTGAAATGCTCCGTGCGGCGCTCGCCAAGGTTGGCGATTAACCCCCCGAAACCCCCGTATAACCGCCAAGAGTGGCGAGATAGAGGAAGACGATGCGTGTTCTCGTCTGCGGCGGTCGTGATTACGCCAGCGCCAGCATGAGCCAGCGTGATCACGTCCACATGTCGCTCACCGATCTGCACGGCAAGCTAGGGCCGTTCACGGTCGTGATCCACGGATGCGCGACGGGAGCCGATCAGGAAGGCCGCGCATGGGCTCAGATGATGGGCGTGAAGGAAGCGCCGTTCCGAGCCGATTGGCACACCCATGGCCGCGCCGCTGGCCCCGTGCGCAACCAGCGCATGCTCACTGAGGGCAAGCCCGATTTGGTCGTGGCATTTCCCGGCGGGCGCGGAACGGCCGACATGGTTCGGCGGGCTCGCGCTGCCGGCGTTGAAGTCGTGGAGCCAGGGGCGTGATCCACATCACCGTCACCGTCCGCAACGACAACCCCGACACGATCTGGAATCGCCTAGCCGCCCGCCTTGGCCGCGAGCCCACGGACGCTGAAGCGCGGGATGAAGTGCGGCGCATCCTAAACGACGAAAAGCCCGCCGGGTCCTTAGGGGCTCGGCGGGCGCTGTAGGCTCAAGCCTTGCGGCCAGTAGGTAAGGCGGGCTTACGAACTGCACCGGCGGGCGAGCCTGACGTGTCGAGAAATCCCCGAAACGCTTACATGTCGACCGAACGTGTTAACGCGGGCCGATTTCTTTAACGTAAAGTGCGGCCTGACGCGGATACCACGCGCGCCAAGCTAGGGCTTCAGCCCTCCAGTCATAGGCGGTCCCTGCGAAGGCGACGTCATCAGCGATGAGCGCGGAGAGCGATACTCCTGAATCGGCTTCGACAGATCCACCGGAGGGTCCGGGAAGGCCGGGCAGACCAGCGAAGGCGTGGTCTCGCAAGCGCAGAGCGCCAACGCCAACGATACAGGCACGATCGCTTTCAACGGGGACATAGCGGACAACCTCCTGAAGCTGGGTGCGGGTGCGCCAGCGGATTTCGGTTTGGGTTTTGACGAGCGTTTCGCCGACGTCCTTGGTGATATCAGCCGACTTGGCCTCGACCTCGGCGACGTGCTTTTGCGCCCTCTCCAGCCGCTTTGCTTGCGCTGCAACCTCATGGGCCACGCCAGCACGGTAACGGGCCTCTCCGAAGCCCCAGAGGGCCAGAGCAGCGAAGATGGAGATGCAGAGCCAGAGACCGGCGGGAGATTTGAGGAAGGTCAGGGCTCGGAGAGCGAGGGCGATCATTTGCTTAGCTCGAAATGAGGGCTGTCAGATTCACCACGCTCGCGGGGCTTTCCGTCCCGATCCCAATCCGCGCCCCACCGGATGCCGATGCCGAGTTCTTTAGCGGCTTGGAACATCGCCTTGGCCACCGCATCGAACCGCTTGGTGTCATTCCAGTCGATCGGGAACGGCGCGATATCGACCGCGTAGCCGTAGCCATCGGCGCGCTTGAAGTGGTTGCTGGTCTTGGTCCAAGTAACCACTTGTCCGGGCTTCGTGCGGCCTTGGGCGTATAGCTCGAGCTGGCGAGCCTGAGTGCGGACGCCCTCGAGCACCGTGAAGTCCTGCGGCGAGATGCTGATCGCGCGCTTCAGGACGGCCACAAGGTCAGGGTGGACCCCAGCGAGGCGGTCAAGGGATCGTTGGCCTAGAACGTAGGTCATGCTATGATTTCCTGTGATGCGGCGTCGGCCCACACGCCTGGTCGTCAGGGTTAAGAGCCCGGCAGATGCACTAGTCCCGAAAGGGAGCGATGCAGGATGGCGGCGCATCACGCCTTCGGCTCCCCGTCCTGACCTTCAGCCCGCGTCGGGAAGACCCAGCGCGTGGCGTCACGGGCTAGAAGGGTCAGGGCTCCGGTCAAAGTGGCGAGAAGCTCGCGGTTGCCGGGGGGCATGGGAAAATAAACCAAGGTTCCGATGCACAGCACCAGAGCGCCGATGATGGCTCCGGCTACGGCGAAGCGGAGGAAGCGGTCAGGGATTTTCACGTCTTAGCCTCCGCTACTGGGGTCGTGATGACCTTCCGCACATGATCAATGCGGTCGGCTTCTAGCCAGGCGATGAACCCAAACACCGCGACGATGACAGCGGTCGCGACGGCGATGTCCCGTTTCCACCGATCGCGTTCGCGCTTTACGACGTCGATGCTTTCCCGGGTTTCCTTGATGCTGTCTTCAACCTCTCGGAACCGGGCGAAAATGCCGGTGTATTTCAATCGCCCCGTTTCTGGATCGTGCCGCTCACCGCCGACCGTCTCGATCAGCTCTTGAAGGGCGTCGAGGATTTGGGTGTGGCTTACCGCTTCCATCCCCCGTCCTCCCCACGCGCCAGAACAAGGGAAGGCCGATGACGATCACCAAGCAGATGAGCGCCAACCACTTTGCCGACATAAGCCACTCCCGGAGTAAGGATGCAGGCCAAGCGCATGACAAACAGGGCGTTGAGAAGTAGGATATATTCCCATTTTGTGAGGACGTTCGCGCCGCCTCCCCACTGCCAGAACACGTGAAGGCCGCACGATATGGCTAGCGTCACATAGACGCCCATCAGCCAGTCTGAAGGCTTTCGGAAGCCAAGCGAAACGGCGACCCCAGCCGCCACCATGTCGGTGACAGGGAGCATGGCGCGGAAGGTCTCCCCGAAATACGCCTTGGCGGCTATCTCGATGAACCAGAGCCCAACGAGAACACCGCACATGATCGGCGCGTTCGGATCGACTTTCCGCAAAGCCATCGTGAAGACCAGAGCCAAGGCGCACACCCATAGAAGAATGAGGACGGCCGGACCCTGGAGGATTGCGAGGAGCTGCGACGGGAACCCCATCGACTTAGGCCGGCGGCTTATCTTCACCGCCGGAAAGCGGCTGGATCTGCCCATCGCTCAAGCCGGCGTCCGGGCCGTACTTGACGATCATAGCGGAGCATCCAGCATGAAACTCGGCCAGAGCGCTGCCAAGCTGCTTGCTGTAGTCCAGCGTTTCGCGCGCGTTTTGACGGGTGAGCCTATGGAGAGTTTCGATCTCCTTCAGCTTGGCCTTCATCGCGTTCAGATCGGTGTTCAAGGCGGTCATTGCCTATCTCCTGGTTGACTCGTTCAAAACCTTGACCGTTGATGCGCGGGCCTAGCTAGGCTCCGCTCGGTCATTGGGCGGAAGGCCAGGCGGGGCGCTCGTAACGCCTCGCCTGGCCGGTTAGGTCATCCCATCCGAATATGTACGGGTGATGGGGGCCTACGCGACCTTGCGGAGGTTGAAGCGCTTGATCTTGATGCTGCCCGCCACGGTGCCGCTGTCGCACTTCACGTAAACGAAGAAGTAAAGAACGATCCTCTGGGTCCCCGATCCTGCATACGGACGCACGGTGAACTCGGGCGAAACGAAGGCCCTCTCACAGTCGGCAGGCTCCCGATCCAAGGAACTGCCAGAATAAGCGAAGGCGTGATAATCGATGGTCGTCGCGCCGTCATTTTCCTGAGCGTAGCAAGAAATCCCCAGCACATTGCCAAGGCCGACATTGTCGAACTCGACCTCGGCAACCAGGCGCTCTCCGGCCGCAAAGGTGGATGCACCCGCATTGATGGTTTGGGCGAAGTTCATAGCCTCGCTCGCCGCGCCGCCACCCGATGACGTGAACGCCAAGACCTGTGTTGACTTACTAGTGAGGGCGTCGGTTTCCTTGCTCGCGGCTACAGCTAGCGTGCTGCCGGTCGAACGAACGGCTGTCCAGCCGGAGGCGATCGAGCCGGTGACGCCAGTACTGGCGACGCCGCCCGTGCCGGTCATCATGCCGCCAACAGCGATGTCACCAAACGGATTGTCGGTGGAGCGGACATCCGCCAGCGAATACGGGCCCGTTGGCAGGGCCTCGATATCCTGATTGATCCGCGCAGCAAGGGGCTGTGCGAGAAGAAACGCGCCGTAGCCTATCGGATGCTGATTGTCGCTCGTTGCGCCAGCGATGGCCGTGTAGGCGCTGGTCGAGGCGTTGCACATCGCCTGATCGCTGGGAACCACCTTGAAAAGCTCCGGCGGGCGCGTTCGGGCTTGCTCGCGAATCCAAGCATTCAGCCGGAGAGATATAGCGATGGCTTGGGTGATTTGTGGGCTGGTCAGAGCGCCCCAATTCCCGCGCGGCAACAGCGGGATTGCATAGACGACAATGCGCGCGGCAGTGAGCTGGTCATAGATCGAGGCCAGATCAGAAATCGCCTGCGCATAAATCGCGTCACTGGTTTCGGTGGTAACGAGCCCGAGATTGTTGGTCCCCGCCAGCACGACACACGAGCCTGGATCGGCCGCCAACACGGACGATATGCGAGCGAGAATTTCATAGGTCTTTTCGCCCGCAACACCAAAGTTCAAGGCGACGCTGAAAGACAGGCGCTGCTTAGCCAGTCCGAGTGCTTGAACAAGGTAACCCTTGGAGTTGAAGCTGGTTGTGCCCGTGTTCTGGGCACTGATGCTGTCGCCGAAGACCGCGATATTACGGTTGCGCGGCAAGGCCTCGGCCATCTTGTTTAGCTTGGCGCGGACAGACGCGCCGCTTTCGCCATTGGCGATAAGGTCGGTCATCAGTCTCTCCAAACCGCAGTGTCAGACCAGACGCCGACGTCGCGCCAAAAGCCGGTGATCAGTATCCAAGCCCCCCCACCCTTAGAGAGGGTGGCAAGGACAGTCGGGCGGATTACGCCGTGGATTACGCCGCTGATCATTGGCTGATCCGGTAGGTCACCGTCCCCGAGGTATAGGCGGTGCAGTTCAGCCGGTAGATCACGCCGGGCGTGGGCTCTTCAGCAACGACCGAGAAGGGGGCTGTGAAGCTCGCCTCGGTGCCTGCACTATCGCTGGAGCAGACGAACCAGGTCGAGCCGTTGTCGAACGACCGTTCGATCTTGACGGTCGCCACGAAGGTTCCCGAGGCCGAGATGTTGAATTGCGCCCAAGCCATGACACGCATGACGGGCTTGAAGCTTTCGGATACCCCCGTTGCAGTGAATTCCCCGATAACAGGTTGGGTCATTTGAAGTCCTCGTGAAGGCGCAAAAGAAAACCCGCTCGGAAGCGGGTGTGGTTGGCGCGGTGTTAGATGGTTTGAGTGGCGCTAAGCTCAGCGTAGATTTCGAGGTCTCCGAAACCCATCTGGACGCCAAAGTCTGTCGCAGCCAACGCGCTTGCCTTCCGATGAGTGAGCGCGAAAGCCTTCGCTGATGTGATTGTCACCTCTACGGAAACGGTATTTTTTCCTGTTGCCGAAGAGTCGAACGAGAGGCCCTCACCCCACCCCACAATCGTGGCGTCCGTGATGTTTTCGATGTAGAGGCGCGAGGCAGTGTTTCCGAACACCATGGCCCAACCATCCAGCCTCCAACGGCCGGGCTGGAGTGTCAGGTTGTTACTAGCCAGAGAAGCGTTTCTGCGGTTGATGAGGACGGTGTTCAGGGTCCGCTTGACGCGAGTTCCGCCTGGCGCTGCGGAGCCTCCATCCGTGCCCGACGCCTTTTGGTCCTGAACCACAACGTGAGGCCCTGGATCAAGCTTCAGGCCGATAAGGTTGAAATTCGATCCGTCGCACTGGATGCGATAGACCTCCCCCGGGTAGACGCTGAGCGTTGAGAACCCGCCGATCAGCTCGGTACCAGCAGGATCGATGGTGACAACGCCAGTTCCGGAGTTGCCGTAGTCAACGTACCATCCATCGCCCAGCGTGCCGGCCGCCGTTAGGGTCTGGGTGAAGGTTCCGGACGTGACATCGACATAGGTCCGCCAATCGCTCGCGGCGAGAATTGTGTCGGAGGTGCGCGTCGATCGCAGCAGACGGATGGTTTGAGCCAAGGCCGACAGGCTGATCGTCCAAGCCGAGAATGAGCCAGAGCCGGTGTATTCCTTGCCCACCAGCGCCACCATAGCCCCGGTTACGGTGTCGTAGGATTGCACCTGCGCCGTCATGGCGTTGGTTGGGCTCGCCGTGCTAGCGATGGTGATCGTCATGCCGGGTACGAACAGCTTGTTGGCCTCGACGGTCAGGCTTTTGGAGCCCTCCCCGATGGTTAGCAAGGACGTGCTGGTCGAGTTGGTTCCAGGGGCTCCCGTGGCCGCTTCCGCCGCATCTGCGGCAAACCCTTTAGCAGCCGTTACCGCCTCGTCCACAGCGGCGAGGGAGTCGTACAGGTCCATCGCGTCGGACAGAACGCTGTTCATCTCATCCAGAAGGATGACGTCAGCGCCTTGGGTCGTGGTCAGATCATCGAACGAGGATGATTGCGAGTCGGGCGCGGCGGTGGACCAGTTGCACGAAAAGCTATCGGCCGTATCTGCCCAGATCAGGGGGAAACGTCCCGCATCATCCGACACGATCGGGAACGGATGCGGGATCGTCAGGGCTTCGTCGGTGTATACCGTGGCCGGGGTGGTGGTCTGGTTGAGGTACCAGCGCAGTTCGGCCGTAATGATTGACCCCGAACGCGACCGCGACGGCTGCGCGCCGGGGAAGATGAGCAGACCGCTCGCCATGGGGACCTCATGAGAAAGCCCGCGCGGTTTCCCGGCGGGCGTGGTATTTGTTGGGGATGCGGGAAGAAGACGAGTTTGATCGCCTTTACCGGAGCAGCTACGTGTTGCCCGGAGTGTTCATTTTCTGGGTAGCAGCCGTCAGGGGTTGGCGGGCACTAAGGCGTTTCGTGGTTGGGCGTTGGACGTCACAGCGCCAGCCGACCGTGAAAGGCGAGCGGAAGCTTCTTGAAGAAGCGGAGCAAGCTTCGGATCTTTAGCCGCCATGTCGGCCAGTTCCCGCAGAGCGATCCTGGCCTCTTGCGAGGAGATGCGTTCATCCAGAGCGCGGTTGAAGACTTCAATCGCCTTGGGCGAATAGGCTTTTGACGCCATCTTCAGCCCGCCGATGGTCGCCGCAATCCCGCCTGCCGCCGCAGCGCCGCCAATTGGGCCACCCGTAGCAATACCGGTCCCGATAGCAGCGGGTGCTGACACGAGAGCACCGATGGCCCCTCGCGTCGCTGTACCGCTGTCTGGAACCGAAGACGGAAGAACCCGACCCGCTGCGCCTGCGAGATCCTGACCCATTGCATCGCCGCGTGCGAAACGACCCTTGTCCAGGCTCTTGTCGGCGCGCTTGATGGCCCCACCGTACTGGCCGGCCGAAAAGATGCCGTCAGAGGCCGCGCCGGTCGCCGTCGTCGCGCCCTGAAGGCGCTTGAACTCAGCCCAACCCCGGTCAATCTGCGCCTTCTTGGTGGCGAAAGATGGGTTCTGCCGAGCCGCCGCTTCCTGAAGTTGCTCTTTGACCAGCTTCAGGGCCTGACCGATCGCCTGCGAGTCCGGATCGCTGGATTTGGCGTAGCGCTCCATTTCCAGCCGCAGTTTCTCTTGCGCGACCTGATAAGCCTGACCATCCAGAGCACCGTCCTTGAAGTGGTCGAGGAAGCGGACCTTCAGGACATTCTCAAGTTTTCGCTTGTTCTTTACGTCCATTGTGGCGGTGATGTCGTTTAGAGCGGCAACGCCAGCTCCAAGCTCATCATCGACCCTGACGCCACCGGTAGGGATCAACTTTTTGTATTCGTCACCTAGCGTGCGCTCGACATAGGCCACGGTTTCATTGCCAGGGTTGACGGTCGAGGGAACGCGGCGACCAATCGGCTTAAGCGCCTCGTTGGCGACCGCCTTGTTGAAGGTGCCGAGGTTGGCTAGGCGCGCATCTTGAATGGATCCGCCAACGATGGGTAGAGACGTGGCCGCGTCCTCAATACCCTTGACGATGCCGCCAGCAGCTTGGCCAGGGGTCAGGTCAACACCCTTGGCGCGGAGATCAACGACGTCTTGACTGATGCGTGGCTTGGGCTTCGCTGCTTTGCGGGCTGGAGCAAGCGCGCCAGCTCCAGCGCCTAAAGCGAGGGTCACGGGGTCTCGCACAGCCTTACTAGCGGCCGCGAGGCGCTCGCTCGCCGTGCCTCGGTCGGCTGCTGCGTAGGCTGCACCGGTCAGGCCTGCGGTAACAGCGCCGCGTGCCATGTTCACGGCGCGGGGAGCGGTCGCCAAGGCCTGAACACCCTTACTGCCCGGTACAAACATCGTCAGGGCATTTCCGCTCCCTGTGGCGAAGTTTGCAGCCAAAGGTGCGCGCTCGTCATAGATACGTTCATAAGAACGTTGCTCGCCCATGCTCTTCTTGTAGTCCTGCGCTAGAGCATTAGCGGCCTCGCCGGGGTTCTTGCCGAAATTAATCTTTCCGGACAGGGCGTTGACGCCAGTTTGCAAGCCGACCCTGATCTCATCAGCCAGCGGAACGGCGGCGTTGACCTTGGACATGAAGCCGACGACGTTTTGACCGGCCGTTAGCTTCTTGGGAGGCGCTGTCTTGGCCCATTCCTGCGCACCGCGCATAGCGGTGGCTTCATCGGCCGCCGTGATGGTGATCCGGCGACCATCGGGTGATTTAATCGTGAAGGTCGGCACTATCCACCTTCTCAATTACCCAGCCTTGGCCGGATGCCACAGGCTTGGATTTAGGGGTGGTCAGGGCGTTTTTGCCGCCGCCAGACTGACCCGTCAGGGCATTGGTCGAGCCCTTGGACTTGCTCTGATAGGAATAGGTCTCACCGGTCGGAGGCGGGATGTTCTGGTTCGCCCAGCCCGAAAACCACGCATTGAACGACTGTCCACGCGGGTTCAGTGCAGACGGTGCGCCAAGCTTCTGCGTCCACGACTGGAGCGCGCTTTCATAGGCGCTCAGACGGGTTGCAGCCCACTCGCGAGCGGCCAGCGCGCGGCGGTTACCTTCTGGGCTGGTCTTGATCCCCGCCTGCGTGTCCTTCAGGAACTGAATGTCGCGGTCGGAGAGCGGACCTTTGAGCTTCCCGACGTCACCCAGAACCGCTTCGTTGGTGAGCTGCTGGAAACGCTCCATCTTGGCGACCTGGGGTTTGTCGGGGATCAGACCGCCCGTCAAAGCGCTGGTGGCCTTGTTGCCGATGGCGCGGCCGACACCGAGGCGAACATCAGCGAACGAGCCCGTTGGAACACCTTCGTTGAGAAGCTGGCGCGCCTGTCCACTGGTGGCGATCAGGCTATCGGAGGTTTGAACGCCCTCCCCCGCCTTCTCAATGGTTGCCACGTCGGCGGCGGCGCGGCGCTTGGCGAAGGCGTCGGCGTAGGCAGGGTTCATGACCTTGCTTGCGCCCTCGGGCTTATGCTCTACCCACAGACCGCCTTGGTAGATGAGCTTTTGTTGTGTCTTTGGATTGGTGGCTGTCTGGCCTTCACGGAACTCAACCATCATTGACCATCCAGAACAAAGCCAGTGGGGAGTTTCATTCCGCCGCCTCCGCCACCTGAAGCCCTCGGCCGCGTCGCGCTGATGCGGCGGCTGTCGGCGTTCTGGCCGGCAAAGCCTTCCATGGTCATGCGGTGGCGGCGGTCTTCATCCAGTCGCTCTTGCTGGTATTTCGCCGTGCGGTCTTCGCGCTGAGCGGCCAGCATGTCTTTCAGCGAAGTGCCCTGAGCAATGATCCCATCAAGCGCTTCATCGGTCGGCTCAAAGGAAGCGATCATCTCGGGCTTGAAGCCTTTGGATGCGAGGAACTCGGCCATCTGCGGCGATTGGAGCTGCGCCTTGCGAGCCTCGACCGGCATGTTCTTCAGAGCGAAGGCGACGGAGGCGACTTCATCGGCGTTGGCCGCCGCAACCTTGCGCTGGTCCTCGTCCATCTGCGAAATCTGGTTGATCAGATCCACATCGCCCGTCGCCATGGCGTCCTGACGTGATGCAGCCGGGTCCGCGCCATAGCCGGAGATCAGCCGCTTGCGTTCAGCGTCTTGTCGCTGCGCTTTGCCGCGATCCTGGAGCTTCAGGCCGGTTTCCAGTTCACCCGCTGCGATCAGTTCCGGAGCGGCCATCTCCGGATTGTCCTTGTATTGCATCAGGGCGTTGCGAACGCTCGTCTGCCTGCGGTCTTCCTGACCTGTCTTGTAGGCGGTCAGGGCGTTGCCGAACTGCGGACCCTGACCCAGAAGCGAAAAATCAAGCGCCATCGAATTCGCTCCACGCGGGAAGGGTTGATTTTCCGGCATTGGACTTGTTGCCGTAGTAGTAGGACAGAGCGTTGACGCCGGTGTTGATGGCGTTGTTGGTTTGCCCAGCCCCCGCCAAGGCCGCGTTCCCCTGCGCCGAAGCGTTCGAGAACAAAGCGTTGGAGTTGTTGCTGGCCGTGTTGGCGATCGCGTTGTTGTTCGCGCCCGTGGCCGAAGCGCCAAGGCCAGACAGGGTGAACAGGTTGTTCGTTCCCTGCTGCTTTTGATCAGCCGTATAAGCCCGATCGGTGTTGAAGTTCTGCTGGTTGTATTGGTTGGCCTGGCTGTTCTGATTGGTCAGCGCGTTGTAGCCGAACGTCGAGGCGTCGATGGCCGCGCTGTCCTTGAAGCGGTTTTGATCCGTCAGGGCATTGTAGCCAAATTGCGCATTCTGATCGGCGCGCGAACGGTCGGTGTTGTATTGGCCCGTCGTGTAGTTGCGCCAGTTTGTGTAGTCGCCATAGGCGATCTGTTGAGCGCGATCCTGCAAGGCCTTGGCTGCTGCGCCACTACGAAGGGCGCCAGTCGCCGCAGCGCCTGCCAGCGTTCCACGGCGCGCTTCGGTCTGTTGGAACTCGTAGTCGGGGGCCTTCTCATAGGAGCCCAGGGAAACGTCCAGAGGGTCCATTTCCGGCGCTTGATAGGCCGGGGTCTGGCTGAGCGTCGGGGCTTGATAGGCGGGCGTCTGCACTAGGCCTGGGCGAGACGGTTCAGCCGGCGTTGCTGGCGCTGCGGCTTGATCTGCCTCGGGAAGGACGCGGCCTTCATTCTTGCCGTATGTCTCGTAGTGAGACGCCGCCCACTTGTTGATGTCGCCGCCATATTGCGGATCGTTCTTGGCGGTTTCCCACCCGGCGGCAACATCGGGGTTTTGCTTGAGGTATTGGCTGTATTTCGACGCGTTGGCCGTAGCGGCTGCGGCTTCTTTGGCGGCGGGGTTCAGGCCAAGCCGGTCAAGCAGCGCGGTTGTCGCAGTGTCGCCAGCCTCGCGGATGACCTTGGTATTGGCCTGCTGGGTCTCAAGCGCCTTGTCCTGCATCGCGATCGACGCATCGGTGGCCTGTTGCGAGCTTTTCGACGCGGACTTGATGGCGTTATTGGAGGTGATCGCGCTAGCCCCGGCGCCAATAGCGGCAGAGGCGAGAAGTGCGGTCGCGGTGCCGATCATCAGCTAACCCTTTTCAGAAAACCGGTCTCGACGGGCGTGTAGCCAGCGCGGCGCAAGAGACGGGAAACAATCGGGGCTCGCTCATCGGCCAGACAGCCCATTTGGTGACCGGCGACACCCTGCTCATCGGCCCATTCTTCAAAAGCAAGGCGCAGAGCCCTGCCCTCTTTCGGAGCCCACCAGAACAACTCAACGCTCATCACGTATGCCGGATTGAAATACAGCGGGTTGAGCATGCCGCCGATCATCCCCTCTTCGGAGAGGAACACCGCGCCATGCTCGATCAACCGAGCAATGAACTGTCCCGTCGCCTCTCGGTCGAACGGGATGTCTTTCCAGATTGAATAGGCGTGGAAGTTTGCGCCGTGCTCAACGCAGACCTCTAGATCGTCCAGAGTGGCCCTTCTGATCATCCTGCGACCTTCCACGCCAGAGAGTAGGAACCGGTCGTTATCGCCGCTCCGGCGGCGTCGAACAGGCGAACCGTGAGCGTTGTGCTGGTTACGCTCATGATCTGCGGCAGGAAGAACGTTCCGCCGCTCGGTTGAACGGTGCATTGAGCCAGCGTTGGCGGATGGCCGGGGACTGAAAACCCGTGAGTGACCGTCACATCGCCAGATCCGTTTGGAGAAACCGTCGAAACACCGCTTTGGCCGGATTGGCCGTTGAGCGTGTCAATGATGTCGTTGAGTAGCCGGTGAAAGTACGAGGTTGCGCTTCGCGCTATCTCGACAAGCTCGGTGGCGATCTGAACGCGGGAAATCATCGGGTCGGATCGTTGTAGCGGGCTTTGCGGACCGTAAATCGTGCCGGAGGGGCTGTCCGAAAGTGAAAGATGCGCCCCGGAGACGACATCAGGCCCAGACGGGTCCAATAGACTTGACGGTTATATTCCCCCATCCGCCCGAGATGTTCGGTGAGCCATGAACCGTAGGTCTTGCCGCGATTGTCCGAGGTTCGGAGCTGAATGGTCGGGTCGTCATTCGGATAGGTCGCAAGGCCGATGCCTGTCGAGCAGTCCAAAATAACGCTGTTGTTCCGAACCGGGGTGTTAAGCTCCACCTCCCCGGTGAACTCGCAAATCACTGGCTCTTCGCCATCCAGCGTGATGGTCGGATCAACGCGCCAGACCTTTCCGGCCAGCGTGTCGCCTACGAAGTAAGACCCATCGAAATAGCGAGCCGACGACCAGACATTCCACAGCGGGTAGGAATAGGAACCGTAGCAGGTCCACTTTCCGGTCTTGATGTCATAGGCAAAGGTAATGCCTTCGTCACCGTTGTCTAGGTTCATTACATAAACCGAGCGGCCTTCGGCGACGTAATGCCAAGACGAGATTTCAGCGCTGTTGAGAGAAGCCTTGCTCAGAGCCTGTTCAACGGTTGGTTCGCTGATCGGAATGGGCGAGGAGCCCGAGCGATAGACAATGTTGTCCTTGCCTACCCAGACAATGCCGTAGTCAGTCTTGACCGCAGCATCCCGGCCGTACTCGTAGCAGCCCACCGGGAAAACCCGCCCCGACACGCGCTGGAATGGCAGATCGGCGTTTCCGGTCGGTGCGAAAACCTCAACCGTCCCTCGCGCCAGCATCCACAGTTCATCGCCGGTCACGACAATGTTCTTCAGGTCGGAAGGCGAACTATCGGCGCTGAAATAGTCCAGCGGATCAAACGTGATGCCGGCGACGGCCGAGAAATAGACCCGCTGACCGTCAACAAGGATGAGGAAATAGTTGTTGAGGCAGGCAACCGACAGGACCGGCGCGTCGTCCGGAACCGTCACCGTCGCCAGTGAAGACGGCGTGGCGGCGTATAGAACCGTTCCCGTAGCATTCAGGACGTAATCGCCGTTCGAGGCCATCACAACCCGGTCAGTGCCGACGATGGCGCCCAGATTGGTGATGGCTCCGGAGCTGATCGTGTAGGCGTAGAGCGAGCCTCCAGAGACCGCGAACAGGGTGTTGCTCAGCGACCCGTCATCGCGGCAAATGCCCCGCACTGGACCATCCCCTAGACCGGTGCTGATCAGCGCCTGCAAGCCCGGCCGAGACGTCAGCGAAAAGGCGTCCGTAAGGTTCGTCGGAGCCGTCTCGAAATACATGTTCTTGAGGCGGATAAGCGGGTTGTCGAGGCGGTCGTAGACGGCCTGACCCAGAGGGATGCTAGGCATCTACTGGTATCGCGGCGACAGGAAGATTGACGTCTCTTCCTGATCCAAGGTCGGCAGGAGCGCCATCAGCTCCTTGGCGCGTTCACGGATTTCCCGGTATTCAACCGTGTCGATGCCGCCGTAGCGCGGGCCAAGGCGGGTCGCGAGATTGTAGACCAGCACCTCGAGCCATTCGGGCGGAAGATCGGTGTCGTTGTCGAGGCTGTCGATGTCCTCGATGACGCGGGTGTAGGTGTACGGCAGGGTATAGGCCGCTGCCGTCGCCGCATCAGGGACCATCCAGACATAGAGCGTCTTGGTTGCGCGCTGCGGGTCGAAATAGCAGGTGTTAGGCAGGCCGGTGTTTGAGGATGTCTTGGTCGGAAGGTCGTAATATTCTTGACGCGAGACCATCTGAAGCGGGGTGTCGAGGTTGGCGATCCGGCGACGAACACTCAGCACGCGGCGCACACCATTACCCAACGAATAGGCCGCCTGGTTGGCTATGAGCGTGACCGTGCCTTCGGTCATCAGCCACAGGCGCTCCGAAGCGCCCCAGGTCTTAAGCATCATGTTCAGCGCGTTGAGCGCCTCGTTGGCGCGAGCGTCGGTCGGGCTCGCACCATCTTGCAGGACCCCGATCAGCCGCAGGGCTTCATCTATGATGGTGCGGCTGTTGAGGTTGAAATCCGTTGTGCCCGAAGTGCTCATAGATCCTCCGGGGTAACGCGCTCAGTGATGAACACGTAGGGCTGGACGGGCCGGGGATTGGAGACCGTCTGGTCATCCCGCACGGCCTTGACGAAGTCTTGGGGCTGGCGCTCTTCGGCAAAGCGCTTCAGGACGCGTAGGCCGTTCCACTGGATGACGCTGTCAGACGCCCAGCCATCGAAACCGCTGATATCGCAGACAAATCGCCAGTCACCGATGCGTTGTTCGTAAGCCATGGCGCGACCTCCGAAAGGTCGGGGAGAGCCGAAGCCCTCCCCTGTTCAGTCTTACGAGTCGGCGGCGGGCAGGAGGTAGCCCGAAGCGCCGGCCACGCCCGAAGCGTAGTTGTTGAAGAAGCCAAAGCCCGACGAGGCGGTAACGAGGATTTCGGCCGCCGTGTCCGCGTGCTGGAAGAAGTTGCGCGCGATGATGCCGGTATTGGTCGAACCGTCCGTGGTGATCAGCAGGGCGCCGGTCGCGGAGTCGGTGTTGAGGCGATAGACCTCGTTGCCGTCGCAGCGCAGGGCGGTCACGATCTTGCCGGTGGCGATAGCCATGGCGGCCGGGGTGTTGTTTTTTACGCCCAGGTTCAGATAGTTGCCCATGAACGTGACCCGATCGTTGGTCCCGTCCATCTTGATGAACTGGAGCGTAGCGGTGTCTGGCTCAATCCAGCGGTTGCCGGTGACGTAGAGGCCGTCACAGTTGTTGGTCGTCGCGTCCGTGTCGATCACGTTCAGGAAGTTCATGTTCGTGGCGGTTGCTTTGATGAAGCAATCCTCCAGCGTGAATTCCTTGGCCGTGGTGATCGAGAACACCGAGGTGATGTCGGCGAAGTTGGCCGTGAAAATCAGGTTCTTGAACGAGACGTTGTTGGCGCTGACCAGGATGTTGGTCGTCGCGGCGGTGTCGAGGGTGAAGGTCGGACGGAAAGTGCCAGAGCCCAGACCGATGATGGCCACGCCAGCGACGTCAGCAGTAATCGCCGCAGCGGCCGACAGGGTCTCAGCGTGACCGGGCTTGATGAAGATGATGTCGCCGCGACCAGCGGTGCAGCGACCGATGGCGTAGTCGAGGGTCGCGAAGGGGCTGTCGAACGTGCCGTTGTTGCCGTCCGAGCCGCCGCGCTGACCGGCCGAAAGCGCCGTGCCGTTGTAGACCCAGAAGGTCTGACCCGGCTGGGTCTGGGTGATCGGCACGCCGCGAATGATGACACCGCGCGAAAAGCCGGTGGGGTAGTTTGAGGCAACCATAGGGAATCTCCTCTGAACCCCGTTGGGGTCCGAGCTGGAAGTTTCAGAGTTTGATGAAGGGGGTGGGGCGACCCGTTAGAGCCGCCCCAGACGGGCTTTAGGCCCCGCCGCCGTTGGAAAAAACACCCCGGAAGTCGGTCCAGCCGAACGAGTAGCGCTCGTAGCCTTTATACTTCAGGTTCGAGGTGTCGAAGTCGTTGTCCTGAGCGAACTCAGGGGCTTCGCGCTCGAAATGGCGCATGCCTTCCGGCACGTCCGTCTTGACGAAGAACGCGTCGGGGTCGTCGAAGTAGTGGTTGACCTTGGCGCCCTCCGAGAACATGCCCATCGAACGCAGGGCGTTGATCGCGTTGTTGGCGCTGTCGTTCTGGCCGACCGACTTCAGAACCCGCGCGGCCTCGAACATCAGGGCCGTGGGGATCAGCAGCTTGGACGGTTGCAGAGCGATCTTCAGGCCGCTCTCGTCAACGGCGTTGGCGATCTGAACGCACAGATCCTCCAGGGCCGATTCCGAGAAGTCCGCCGCAATAGCCAGGCGGTTGGACTGATTGCCCGAATAGGTCGAGTGGGTGGTCACGCACAGGGCCGAACCATCGCCGCCGACGTAGTTGGTGTCGTGGGCGCGGTTGTAGACGTTGGCGGCGACGGTTTCCTTCGTTTGACGGAAGGATCGGGCCAGCATCTTCATGGCCTTCAGGGCTTTGCCCTTGTACTGGTTGTCGGCCAGCGCTTCGCGGGTCAGCATGAAGCCCAGCGAGTAGGCGGCATGCGTATAGCGCGAGGTGATGCCCTGGCTGGTCGAGTCGTAGACCGTCGCAGCGCCCTCGGACTTGCGCGGAGCAAGGCCCAGGCCACGCAGGAGCTGGTCTTCCTCGTACTGCTTGTCCGAAGACGAGGTGTCGAACAGTTCCTTGTACTCGACCGGATGGTCCTTGTACTCGCCCCAGATAGCGTGAAGGCCAGGCCACAGGAGCTTGGCAATGTTGCCGGTGTTGACAGCAGACATGGCTTAGACCCCTGCGGTTTGGTTGACGTAGATGTGGTTGTTCAGGCGAACGAGCCACTTGGCGTTTTCACCCACGGCGTTGTTTTCACGCGGCGATAGGCCGATGATCTTCAGGTCGAGGGTGTTGGTGGTGTCTTCGCCGGCGTTGTTCAGCTCGACGCCAGAATAGCCGGTCACGGTCGAGCCGGAGCCGACCACGAACGGGGTGTTGAGGCCGATGGCGGCGGAGGTCAGGGCAGTGCCGCCCGAAACCTCCTGGATCTCGAACAGCGCGTTGGGATCATCAACCACCAGCAGGCGGCGAACGGTCGAGGCGGCGCGGTACGGGAGCGAGGTTGCCACGTCTGCCAGAACGCCGATGACCACGCCAACCACGACGTTGGTCGTAGCGGCTTGGGCGACGTCGGCGTAGACTTGGCCGTTGACGGTTTGCGAAGTGCCGGCCAGCTTGACGGGGTCACCGATGAAGATGGCCGTCGCGTCGCCGGAAGCGGTCGTGTAGACGCGAGCGCCGCCAGTGTAAGCGCCGCCATAGGCATTAGACACGGGCTGGAGCCCGCGAACGATATCAGGATTAGCCATTGAGGCCTCCTATTGGGCCTTAGCCCGAGTGTCGGATTGTGCTCTGGCCGGGCTGGTAGACGCCGGGGACTTGCCCAGTCGTGTCGGCCGAGCGGCGGATAGCTTCTTCGAAGGGCTTGCGGCCCTCCTCTTTGTCTTCAAGGCCGATCTGGTATTCCCCGATCGGGGTCTCCATCAGGACGGTCTGAAACGGCTTGCCGTTCTCGTCCTTGCCAGCATGTCGGGAGATACGGGTGCCCTGGCCTTCGGTGCGTGCGCTTCCTTCGCCTGCACGTTCGTTGACCATGGTGTAGCCCAGCTCTTCGAGGCGCTGGATGCGTGCAGGATCGTCGTTGACGAAGCGGCGAACGAAGCCGGCACGTTGCGGGGCGTCGAGCTTGAGGGCGAACCCTCCAGTCGATCCGCGACGGCGGCGGCCTGAGCGTGGCGTGGCGTCGGTCTCTGCGACGGTGACGGGCTCAGGGTTCTTGCGGGGACGGCCACCACGGTTGACGGGGGCGGTCTCGATGTTCGCGTCTTCGGTCATGCGAAGTATTCCTTCACGTACTTTTCTTTGCTGAAGCCTTTGATATCGCGGACGAATTCGTCGCACATCTTCTTGGCTTCGGCGGGAAGGTCGGCGTAGCTCTTGCCGGTGCTCTTGGGGCCGGTCCCGACGCCCTCGACAGCCGCTGCTTGCGTGCGCCGGGGGTTGGTGAACTTCTCGGGGAAGTCGGCCTTGATGCGCTTGACGACCTCGGCTCGCTGCTTCACGGGGTCCTTGAAATCGTTCTTGATCTCTTCGGCGATCCCGATAGCGGCGGCGCGAAGGCCCTTGTCCTTGTCGAACCAGGGGTTTTCGGCCTTCCACGACTCGAACAGGTCTTCGTCGTCAGTCTCGTCCGCCTTGGGCTTTGCCACTTCCTTCTCAAGAGCCACCATTTCCTTGGTGATCTCTTTGACGGCGGCGTGGTCATTGGCCTCGACGGCTTCAGCTTGCCGGGCTTCCAGATCCGACAGCGCTCGCTCGTAAGCGCGGGCCTCGGTCTTGGAATGGTGCTCGGCGAACTTTTCGAGGGTCTTTTCCAGACGCTGGACTTGCTTTTCCAGCTTGGAATTTGCGGCCTTCATGATGGGGAGAACCTCCTCACCACGACGGACGAATTCAGAGGCGTCGATGAAGTCCTTCTCGTCGCCTTTGAATTCGTCCAGAGGCTTCCAGCCCAGATTGCGGGCTCTGGCCTCTACGTCGGCCGGCTGATCTTCAGCAGAGACCGCTTCCACCACTTCGGTGGGAAGTTCGACGTCAGACATTGGATGCTTCCAAGGTGCTGATCACATCCTCGTCGTTCATGATGATGTAGTCAGTTCCGTCGCTCGCCTTTTGGCGGATGCCGGAATATTGCGCGTAGACCACGCGCTGGCCGGGCTGCGGCTTGTTGCCTTCACCCCATTCCAGAAAAGCGTTGGGGCCGACCGCTACTAGCGTGCCGAGCATCCCTGCGTACTTTTCCTTGTCTACCGTCACGTCGGGCCGGATGATGCCGCCTGCGGTCTTGGTTTCGACCGGGTCGGGCTTCACAAGCACCTTCACGTCCACAGGGGTGATCCCCGATGGATTGTTCATGCGAACCTCTTTGGAGCATGAAAAAACCGCCCGGAGGCGGCTACTCGTTCCCCTGCGGAACGGTCTCGGTTCCCGCGTCTAGTTCGCGGTGAATATCGTCGATGTCATCCCACTCCAGGTCCGACATCTGCCCCAACAGGAGCGCCTTGAACTGGTACTTCGGCGCCATCTCCTGCCCCGACATCCATCGGCTGGCCAGGCTCAGTTGCTGGTCCTTCAGGAGCTGGTGGTAAACCTTGGTCAGCGGGTGGTTGACCCATTCCGCCCATGTTTCCTTGTTGAACCGCTGGCTGCTCATTGGTGGCCCCTTGGCTCAGTTGGTCGATGCGGCTGTCGAGAAACTGCTCGATCATCAGTTGGAACTGCGGCGACAGAAGCAGCGCCTCGGTCATGACCTTTTGAGCCTGAGCGGCGTTGACGCTAATCTTGCTGTCGATTTCCGCCGCCTCGTGGGTCAACTCGATGTCGCGCTGATCCAGCTTGCGGGTTTCGTTCTTGGCGTTAGCTTCGGCCTCGATCATCTCCGGCGTCGGCGCAGGCGGACCCTTCGGCATCAGTTCTTGAATGTCCGGAATGCCGCCGGCCTCAAGCATCCGCTTGGTGATAGCCATGTCATCCAGACCCATCCCCCGGAACGAGCCGAGATATTGAGCCCGGCCGATGCGCTGCATGTCGGTGACAACGGTTGGGTCGGACACCGGGATTACGCCGACGTCCTCGACCTGATAGTCGTCGAGCCCTACCTGGCCTTCCTCATCCTGGAACGTGAAGTAGACCTCAGGCTCAAGATACAGGCGGTTGAGGCGGAACAGGCAGGCTAGTTCCTTTTTCAGGGACCCGTGGATGCGCTTGTAGATGGCCGAGAAGACCTTCAGGCCCTGCTCGATCATCGCCAGCGTGGTTCCGACCGGGGCGTTAGCCTGCCCCGTCTCGCCGGTCAGAATGTCCTTGGTGGCCGTGATGTCCTTAGAGACGTCAATCAGCATGCCGAGAAGCTGGAACAGCACATCGGACGGCTGAGCGACCGGCAGAGGGACGATGTTATCGCGCAGCATCCCGCCGCTGGTGTTATCGACGCGCTTCCACTCGCCGGGCGCAAAGCCCTTGGAGCCTGACTTCATCGAAATGCCTGCGCCGATGAACCCGCCTTGGGTGTTGGCCAGGTGGCCCGCATCCATAAGCTGGTTGATCGTCGAGTTGATCGTCTCGTTCAGCGGGTCGAGTAGGGTTCCGAAGCCGACGCCGTAATAGCTGCCGTCCATTGGCGGCATAAAGCGATAGCGCGTGAAATAGCGAACCGGAGTGATCGAATAGACTTCACCCTTGGCGTTGGCCTTGATCCCATCCGCGTCGTAACGGGCGTAGATCCGAACAACCTGCTCCGTCTCCAGATGCACCGTGACGATGTAGGGCTCGGGAAAGCCGTCATCGTCCAGATCCAGCAGGCGGTGTTGCTCAAGAAACTTGTGCGGGGCCTCATCGTCGTTGTTGGCGTCGGTCGGGCGCCCGAAATCCCGCTCGGTCCACAGACCGGAGCGAACCTTGGTCGCGATCTCCCTCGGGGAGTATTCACAGACCTGGGTCATGCGCTCAGGGTCGTGCTTGGCCCAATAGTTCACGACCAGCTTGTCAGCGGTGATCAGCTCTGAGCAATTGCGGCCCATCGACGGGTCGAAGTACGTCTTGCGGAACACCGTGCCCGTGACAGGCAGGATGTGCAGAAGCTCGTCAGTGCCCTCTTCCCATTCCTCCATTTCGTCGAGGAGCTGGTAGGACATGTGCCGGCCGATACGGTCAGCCCGAGCGCGCTTTTCCTCATCAGGCTTGCCAAGCACCTTACCCTTGACGACCGCAGCGCCGTCAACGATCGCAGGATAGGCCCGCGCGGCGAACTGGATAGCCGCCACAGTGGTCAGGGGGAACTTGACGTTGGACGCCTTGGCCCAAGGATAGTTCTTGACCTCTTTGACCTGCATGGCCTGCTTGAGCGCAGAGGTGTGCTTCTCATCCCACCCGGCCGTAACCCGGCTATCCTTGTCGATCTTGTATTCTTCGACGACCTTGGGGCCGATCTTGGCCAGAGCCTCAGGCTTGACCGCATAAACGAGGTTGATCTCGTTGGCGTTGGCAATCAGCCACGCGTCGCCTTGGGTCTCTGCGGACGCCTCTTCCTGCGGTTCAGTCTCTGGGTTTTCGTACAGTTCGTCCGCTTCAAGCCCGACGGTCATTGCGGAGGCCATCATTCGCCCTCCACGTAATCTCGAACAATTTCCACAGCGATTTCGCTGCCATCGGCAAAAACTGCGAGGAACTGAATTTCTTTGATCGTCGTTCCGCTGTTTTCGGCGGCGCTTTGAAGTGCGCGGATAGCCTTGCGGATTTTCCGGTCGTTGAACGCAGGCGACATCGTGTGCGTCTCAGTATCCGGTGTGTTCGCTACGAGCTGCGTCATCATGGCGGTAGGCCTCATCGTCAGCATCGAAGTCGTAGGGGTCTTTGGCGAGGGCGGCGGTTTCGAAGGCCTTGTAGCCGTGGCTCGCCCAATCGTGCCTGGGCTGGTCTTTCCAGACGCCAAGCTTGTCGTCCCATTCCTTGCGGAAGTTATCGAGCGCCTTGACGCCCTTGGCGCATCGGGCCTCATCAAACCAACATTGCGCCAGATAGGCCCGGCTGGCCTCGATCCCGGCCTTCATGTTCGGAATACGCGGAACGATCTGGTTTGGCCTGACGCCAAGATCGGTCAGCATCTTCTGGACAGAGTCAGTCTTTAACCCCAAGCGGCGGTGCTCGCCATCGTGTGGGAGATAGTGTCGGCCATAGAGGTAGCCGCGCTCTTTGAGGATGCGGGCGTAGTGCTCAAGGCCTTCGCCGCTGTTTTCGTAATAGTCGATGAACCGGTGTTGCGGCCCCGACCGCTGCCGGAACCAGATCACCATGTCGTCGTTGACACCCAAGTCCCAAAAGGTGTCCACCGGAGCGCTTAGGATCGGGATTTCGCAGATTCCGCCGCGCAGTCGCAGCTTGGTCATCTGGTCGGCCAGATAAGCGCCTTCGATGGCGTTGGCGAAAGCTTCCTTCGCGGTCGAAGGGTACTCCCGCTTCATGTCCTCTTGCTGGGTCTCCAGCTTCTTGACGTACCAAGCCTTCTGCGCCTGGGTGAGCTTGATACCGTCCTTGCGCTCTAGATCCTCGAAATACTTCAGATGCGCGGCGGTGAAGATCACACTGGCGTTCAGCACATAGCCAGGATCACGCCACCACGGGTGAAAGTGGAACTTGTAGTCCAGAGCCGTAAGCTCCAGACCCTGCTGCTCCAGCTTCATGGCGCGCTCGCACATGTCGAAGAACGCGCCTTCAGTCCCTTCCGCCGTGCTCTCGATGAAGACGAACTGACCGACCTCGACCGTGTTCAGAGCGCCAGTGACGATTTCCCGCGCCTTGTCGGGGAAGCGAGCGCAAATCTTGCCGAACTCGGAAACGTGCAGATACTGGAACGTACCCGATCGCAGCGACGTGCCGACCCGAATGCTAGACCCATTGGAGAAGGCCAGGGACTTGGCGCTATCCTGCGTACAGGAGATTGTCGCCTTCAGCGTCTCGTCGAGACTGTCGTAGGCGAACTTGATCTTGTCCTTGAAGAACGCCTCGGCGTCCTCACGGGTGTGAGCGACAATGCCGGCCGACGTGTTGGAGTTGAACAGGCAGGCGTCCAGCATGAAAAGCTGAATGAACGTCGTGAAGCCCATCTGGCGGGCTTTTAGGATGATGTTCAGATAGTGCAGTTCCGATAGCAGCTCGGTCTGGGCTGCGTTCAGGCGGAACGGGACCGCCTTACCGGCCTTGTCCTTGATCTTGTAGAGGTTGTTCAGTCGCCAGAGCGGCGAGGCCCATTGATCAACGAGGGATGTCGCGAGACTTGCCATCGATCCTCTTCATCAGATCGGCCAGGCTGTCTTGAACGCCGTGGTTCATGTCCACTTTCTCGGTGAACATCCCGAGATGCTTGCCGAGCAGGCCAAGGGCTCCATTCGCCCCTGCGGCATTGAAGGTGTAGGCGGGGACCTCATCACCAAGTGGCGTTTCGATCAGGACGCGATCGCCCTTACGGTCCAAAACCGGCTCAGCCTGCAAGCAGCGTTCAACGACACTAGCCAGCCGCGTGAGCACCCAATCCTGGGTCACTTGCGTGCGCTCTGACCTCGCCTCTTGCGCCTTTCGGATTTCAGCGGCCACCTTAACATTGCTCAACAGCCGTGAGCCCTGCTGTTCGGCCGTCTTAGCGCTGTAGCCGCAGCGAATAGCGGCCTGCGTGGCGTTGAGGTCTATCAGGTACTCAGAGACGAATTGCGCCTGCTTAGGGGTTAGGTTGTCCGCCATCAGGCTGCTCCTGAGCGGCTTGGGCTTCCTTGCGGCTTGCAATCTCAGCGTCGAGTTCGGCAATGGCCGTTTGCAGCTCGATCACGTTGGCGGCAAAGCCATCCTGCCCCGTGCGGGCGTTCAGTTTCCCCTGGAGCGCGTCACGGCGCATCTCTAGGGCCTGCATCACATAGTCGGCCATCTCTGGGCCTCCTTGTTGCTGAAAGGGTATCGCCAGCTCTCGGCCAGGGCTTCTAATATCCAGCGGAGTGTGAAAGCTGCCGTGGCTGGCGATATGGAAAACCCGCCGCGAGCGGTTGGCTCAAGCGGCGGGCTAATTGAAAGTCTTCTGACGAAATCTCGTCAACACACGAATCATACAGTAGCGGTCCGAACTGTCAACACCGCAACATGTGGTGCTCAATCCCGGAAAATATCCGTTAGCTCAGGAATGATGTTTTCCACGGCTTCTTGGACTTCCTTGACTGATAAGTCGCGAACTGGCGGGTCTGGCAATGGCATCCAGTGGGTCAGTGGACAAGATGTCATCTCTCCATCCAACCAATCATCGAGGTCATGGGCGCTGATGTTTGGCTCTGACCACTGATAACCGTTCCATTCGCGGACCCCGATGTATGGCGCACTCGCGAATTCGTTTCGGCCGTAAACCATAACGGCTACATTCTTCGGGGCCGTCTCAATCGGCTGCCAATCAGACATTACCCCTCCATCCTGTAGAACACGGCAAGAAGCGCCAGCGCGTTCTCCAGCCGATCCTTATGCACCGGAATGGCGTGCTTAGCCCCCGCAAGGGCTAGAAGCGTCTCACCCCTACCACAGACAGCCTCTAGCGTGGTTATGAAGCTCTTGAGGCTGCACAGGGCGTTCTTGTGGACGTCGTGAAGGGCTCGGCGGGCGATTGCGTCGGGGCTGTCATTCAGGGACGGGGCGCCCTTGATCGTCTCGCCGTAACCGCATTTCATGCCAGAGCCCCAAGCGGTTCGGTAGGTCTCGGAGTATTTGTCCCCAGCGTTGGCAAGGGCGCGGTTGCCGTCCTTGATGTACGCGGCGCGGGCCAGATCCCAGCCGTCTAGCACCCGTGATGGCTTCTCGCGCTCTCCCCTGCCCTGTTTGGGCTGCTGGATGGCGTCACCGCGTACTAGGCGCAGGTTGATGGTCTCGGTGCGGCCGGCGGTCACAGCGTCGCGCTCTTGGCGTTCGCGTGCCTTGCGTGCCGCTTCGGTGAGTTGATGGCGCTCGATGACGGCCAGGTCGGCGCGGTGGCGGCTCATTCCGGCTTCTCCTTGAGGGCGGGCTTTCCGAACGTCGCGCGCGCCACGCTGCGCAGACCACTGAAGTAGGCATCGTGAAGCGTCCGGTCGTTGCATGACGAACAGATCCACTTGCGGTTCAGACCGTGAGGGCAATCGCCTACCATCGCTTGGAACTGGCGGTCGGATTCCTTCAGGGCTTCGTACATGTTGAAGCGATCGGTCATACACCCTCTCTTGCGGTGAGCATGGCGTTGGCGAGCAGATACGCTACCCGAGCTGCACCGGTGTTGTTTTCAGGGTAGTCATCCCCCATTGGAGGTGAACTGCTGTTGCTCATGATGCCGGTCAGAGCCGCCATGGCAAACTCGTCGCGGAGGGTGCGGGTGAGTTCCGCGACCTCATGGGACTTCTCAGCTTCCGGTCGTGACTTCCCGCACTTCTTGCAGACGTCAGCCCACGTGTGGAACTCACGACCGTCTGCGCACGTGTGTTGCCAGACCGCGCCCTCACGGTTGTTGTTGGCGCTCACCTTGTGGTCTCCTCGTGTTGGATCGGAGGGGCTAAGGCGGCAATGGCGGCGCGAGCATCAGGCAGATAAAGCTCCCAAAGCCTCACGCTTTCATCGGGGGCATCGTAGTGCTCGGGATCGCTTCCATCCTCAATGCACAGCGCCCTAGCCACACGTTCCTCAATCGCCGCCGTTGTGTCAGTTGTAGGAGTTGGATTGGTGGCCGGAAGGGCGGGCTTCTCCATCCACCGATAGGCGCGGATCATGCCCATGTGAGGGCTAGTCCAGCAGGCGTTTTTTTTGTTCCACCAAATCTCGACCATATACTTTTCGCGGTGACCCCAACGATACAAGCCCAGAATGTGCGTGCCGTCCTTCGGAGCCGTCTCGATCGGTTGCCACTCGCTCACACATCACCTCTGGTCTTGTCGCCAACCCGCCCACCCCTAACCGCAGCCTTACGCGGCAGGGACTTGGCGAAGATGGCGGATAGCTTGGTGTCAAACGCTCGCTGCTCTGCGATAGCGCGGCCGGCTTGAAGGCGGTTGTTCATGGCTTCACCGCTTCGGTTGACGGAGCCGGAGCATCGAGCACGATCATGGTGCTGGTCAGCTCAAGCTCGCCGCCGAACGCTGTAGTCACGACGTTCGACTGCCGCGTCCAACCGCCCCGGCACTGATAGAAGTTGCCCGCCTTAACGGCCATAACGCGGCTGGCGTCGGTCATCTTGCTCAGCAGCGTGCGCTCCAGATCGGTCTCGGGAGTCAGAATGATTTGTTCCCGTCCCTCTTCGATGAACAAAGCTACTTTCACGCCGCCCTCCCCCACTGACCCTGACGACGGGCGCGGGCCAAGCCGTCAACAATGGTCGTCTTGTCAACACCCCAAGCCAGCGCCAAGGCTTCAGCAGAACAGCCGACCTCTTCAACAATCCGAGCCCAAGCCAGAGCGCGAGCATCCTTGGCCTTGGCAGTGCAGGAGTTGAGAAGGTTGTCGAAGGTGATGTCCTTGGAGGTAGCAACCTCTTTGCCGATGCGCTCGCAGACAGCGCGGGGCGGTCTAGGTGTGGCCCGGGATGGCAGGCCGTGTGGGGTGTAGTGCTGGGTCATGTATTCACACCGTTCTGCGGTGAATTGCGTGCTTCGATGATAGCACGCATCTGGGGTGTGATGCCACCTTCATCAGTCTTACCGGAAGTGTTTGGGATATCACGACTTGCTGATATCTTAGCAGCCTTCTTGGCGTCGTCGGCGGCGATGTATTCGCGCATCTGCTGGCGAACACGTTCCTTGTCGGCGGCGCTCGGCTCTACACGCGGACGGTTGGCGAGCGGTGCCACCATCTCAGCGATCTTGTCAGGAGATAGGCGATCGTGCTTCGGCTCTGATCGGAACTCGACAGCAGCCTTAGCGCGCTCATAGGCTCTGATCGACCTATTCGGCGTGGTCTTGGCAAGTTCCAGCAGCTTACCGGGCTTAGGCATGAACTCGGCTTCCGGGAGTTTCACCCATGCCTGCATGGCGGCTTCGATAGCGCCTTCTGGCAGGTGTTCTAGAGCGTCGAGATAGTCCGCCCACCAAGCGGCGCTCTCGGCCGGGGTGCGCTCTGGCTGGGGGAACAGGACGCGGCGCGAACCGATCACCCGCTTGACGCCATCAAGGCCCGCTGGCCGCGTGGCGACGTCGCGAAGCGCTGGCAGTACCCGCTCAGCCTCGGCCCTCAGGGCAGGCGTTCTCGCGATCTCCTCGACCGCCCTATCCCCGTTGGGCTCGAAGTTGAGCAGCGAGGTCAGCCCCGGCGAAATCTGCGGCGTGAGCTGCTTGACGTCGCTGGAATTTGTCGGCTGGTGAGTTAGGCTTTGCATGGGCTGAAATCTCTTGGCTGGCGGGGGCTCCGGCTAGTCGGCGGTCTCGCGCCTCTCTGATCGCCTCGGTGAAATATCCCCACGTGCTGATCGAATTTGGCTTCGAACGAGCGGAACGGGCCTCAATGACCGGCAGGATGTCGGCATACAGGTCGCAGGGCTGGCCCTTGCCGCCCCGGCCAAGCGCCAGGATCGGCGCGAGAACCAGCAGGTTGGTGCTGATCGGGCTTAGGGCAGCTCCACCGGCTTTGCGGAGGATGGCGGAGAGCTGGGTCAGGTACGGTCCATCGGCAGGCTCTGGCGGAGGCCAATAGATCCCGTCCGCATCCGCACGCTCGCTCACGCATTTCAGTGTAGTAAGGTTAGGTATATCTACTGAGGTAAGGTTTATATCCTTATCGCGCGCACACGAGGGAGCGTCACTTGTTACGCTTTGTGACGCCACTGTTACGTCACGCGTTATGTTGAGCGTTACGTCACGCGTTACGTCACCGTTACGCTTTGCGCGGTAACGGGCTTGGCGTTCTGCTGCGGAACTGCGGGTTTTATCTTCAGCCTGCGGACCATTGAGGCGCATGAATTCGGCGATCTCTTCGACCGAGAGACCCTTTGACGCAAGGTAGAGCATGGCATCTGGCGTCATGCCGCCACCTCAACCGCATAGGCCTTGGTCCGCCCCTTGGCCTCCATGATCCGAGCCGCGCGCTTGCGCTGGTCTTCGGTCGTGATGACCTTGGTGGGATAGGACGTGTGAAGGGCAGCTTCCCAACGCGTCGTGCCGCAGGCGTGACCCGGGGGAAGGACGGTAACCTTACCGGCTTCAACGGCCTTGGCGATCAGCTCTGCGTCTGAAAGCTGGACGATGGGCGGGTGCAACAAGTCGTGCGCCGCCTGCTTGGCTTCACGCTTCGCGGCCCAGGTCTTCCTGCGGCTTTCTGAGGCCTTGGCAGAGCCTTCCTTTGCGTTCTTGATCCAGAACTCACGGGGGCGCTTCCAGCCTGCGCCATCGGCTATCTTACGCACTTGGCGTTCGGTGAGGCCTAGCAGCGGGGCGACAGCGATAGCGGGCTTGCCTTGAACGATGTAGTGCTCATAGACGATGGCGCGCTTGGCTTCTGTGTCACCTTGCGGGTTGAACTTGGGGATCTTCAGCGCAGCACGGGCGCGCCAGATAGTGTTTTCGCCAACACCGATCATCGCGGCGACTACGCAGTCAGGACGCTTGCCGCCGTGTTTCAGGACAGTCTTGCGAACTAAAGCCTTCTTGGCGTCGTAGGCTTTCTTGCGCTCAATGCGGTGAGCCTTTGTTTCTTCGCGGGTCATGCCGCCACCTGTTGGGCTTGAGAAAGGATAGCGTCACAGCGAGCGCGGGCGGCTTCGGACATGTAATATCCAGCCCCCCAAACATTGCTGATGAAGCTGGGGTGGACCGCTGTTCTGATCTTGCTGACCTGTACGCGGATGACATCGGCCTGTTCAAAGCCGTCCTTCATCACAGATGAGCCAATTGCGTCGGCTATGTCCCAAGGAGCAATTGGGCGTCCCTTTGCGGCGTACAGGGCCGTTACGATCAAGCCCTGCTGGGGCGTTATTCCGAGATGCTTAGCCAGCATCTTCCCGCGAGCGGCGTCGACAGAGAACGCTAGTTCCCGCCGTAGTTGGCGGTTCTCTTCCTCAAGCTCGGCCAAGCGGGCGCAGTCGGCGCAGGTCATCGGCCGAGCCTCAGGGCTTCACAGGTAAGCGCGCGAGCCTTCTTAAACGCGGCGTGTTCGGCCTGGGTCTGGCGCTTGTGCTGGGCGAAACGGAGGTCTTCTAGGGCACGCTGGCGCTGGGCCTCTAGGTCGCCGGTCAAGAGGCTGTGTAATGCCGGGAAGCGGGTTTGCGGGATCATGAGAACACCATGAGAGCGAGAGCCAGCCAGAAGGCGGAGAGGGCCACGCAGAGCCAGCCGTATGCGGATAGGCGGGTCATCGCTTACCCCTCCCGAGTAGAGCGAGGCGTGTCAGACCGGCCGTCATCATGCGGAGCCCACGAGCGGCTTTGCGCTCCCCGGCTTTGGATATCCGCCGACCCATCCAGATCAGCGAGAGCGCGAGCGGCGCGCGACTCCACTGCCTCACGGCGCGCGCGAAGCTGCACAAGGTTCTGGCGGGCATTTTCGGCCTCTGTGATGATGAGGTTCAGGCGACGCTCTTCGTATTGTTCGAAGGTCTCGCCGGTGATGGTGGCGCCCAGCGCTTGGATGAGGGACCAGCCCTCGGCGCGGATTGCCTTGGTCAGGGTGCGCTCGGAACAGTGGCCCTTGACGACGTTCGCAGCCGTCGAGGCGTCTATGTTCCATTGGCGGGAAAGATGCTTGGCGGTGTCGCGCGGGTAGCGCTGGCGGACCAAAGCAGCCACAGCTTCGCCAATGCCAAAGCTGAAAAGTTGCCTGTCAAGGGGCATGAACTCATTCCGGGTTGAAGCTATCACTGGGACACCTCAACGGACGGAAGGAATTGATTGTGGAAAGCGCCGACGCCGAGTTTATCCGCGCGCTGGCGCTTCTCCGCTGGGCTGCTGAGAACCGTGACGAAGACGACGTGGAACACTATCGAGAAGAAGCAAACGCCCTGGTGATGCAGGGTCTGGATTACGCGAGATGACGAGGACATGGGCCGGAGAGCGCTGGACACGCCTCCGGCCTTCGTCGTTAGAGACGGTTGTTCAGGCGATTGGCCGAACTGGTCAGATTGCCCGCAACCCCGATCAAGTGATGCAGCCGCATAGACATAGCCGTGGCGAAGTCTTGCGCCACCGGTTCCACACCATCCGAGAGCGTGTCGTTCTGGTCCGCGAAAAGGCGGTAGGAAACGGAGTCCAAGCTGTTCTGCGCAGACAGAAGACGCGAAAACACCTCGTCCAGCATCTCGTTGATCTTGATCGTCAGCGGCGGATCGACCGCGACGCCCAGCGTTTGGCTGGTAGCGTTCGCGTCGCGCTGAGAGTTCATAGATTGCGCGAAGCGCTTGGCGTTCGTGGCTTGTGTCTCGCTGTGCACGGCAGTTCTCCCCGCGCCACACCCGCGCGGCTGGGCTTTCCGACTGTTCGGAATGGGGTTGGTGGCGTTCCTGAGCATGGCGGGCGACCTTACGTTGCCGTTGGTCCCGGACCCGCTGTGAATCCATCTGCTCAGGCGTCCTTCCAGAGGCCGCCACCTGTCCACTGGCATTATATCCGGGGACGGCGTGGGGTTGGCCCGACGCGACAGCGGGAGGGAGCCGCGTCAGCATCGGGCCGGGCGCGCAGGCCTTCAGTGGGGCTTGCCAGCCGCGCGCCGCCGACTGCCGCTCGGGGGGTGCGGCAGTGGGATGGGAATTGGTTGCGGTACCCCCGGCCATGGTCAGGCTCGGACCTGACCGGGAATTCCCGCGTCAAGGAATTTATCGGCATTAACCGTGCAAATTGCTCTGTACGTATTTCTCCCGATAGCCGTAGTCTCGACTGTGAGGTAAGCTTGACCGGGGCGAGGCATGAATTCGCGATCTGTAGCGCCGGCCTTCCGTGCGCGTTTTTTGGTGTTGTGCGACGTCATGGATGCAATCAGCGGGGAAACACCCAAGGAGTGTCGACGCGCGACACACATCGTCTTCGACGCGCTGGGCGAGGCCATCGAGGCTTCGCGGGCGAACGGGACGACCGATCCGGTCATCGACACGCTGCGACGCGAGACGATGGTCAAGCTCGTCGCCCGTTGCGGGCTGTGCGCGAACCGCTGCAAGGACCCGCTGAAGTAGGTCATGCGGCGGTCTTCGCCTTTACGACAGCGGCAACGATCCCTTTGCGCTTAGTGTACGCCTCAAGCTTGGACGCCACTTGGATCGTCAGCTTCCGGCGACCGCTCTTAAGATCGAAGACATACGAGTCTGACACGCCGATTTTGCGTGCCAGTTCCGTCGGCGTTATCCCGAGGTCGCGGATGATGTCGTTGATGTCCATGCCTCACCCTCGCAAATTGCGATGATGTTGGCAAGGGCAAAACCTCGCAACTACGCAGGAGACGCAATTTTTCCGATGTCGCAAACTGCGCGCATGGTCAAAGTCTCTTCCAAGCCGTCGATGAACCACCTGCGTGCATGGCGGGAGTTCAACCGCATGTCGCAGGAAGAGCTAGGAAGGCTCGTCGGAACAGCAGGCAACGTTATCGGTCTGCTGGAAAGCGGCGAGCGCGGTCTATCGGACAAATGGCTTCGAAAGCTGGCGCCAGCCTTAGGAACAACGCCAGGCTTTCTTCTGGACCACGACCCGGACGACATTGACCGCGATCTGTTGGAGGCTGTGCGTGAAATATCCGCGACGGATAAGCAGCGCGTTCTCCAGATCCTTCAGACATTTCGAAAGGCTGGATAACCCAGCTCATTATAGGAGGCTGTATGCGTATCGTAGCCCTAGCCGTACTCGCGGCGCTCGCCGCTACCGGCGCTCAGGCCCAAATTTCCCAGAACTGCGTCATCAACTGTCAGGGGCGGCCGTCTCAGGCAACTAACCCCTATGGCGCAAACAGCGTCACGAACCCCTATTCGCCGATGGGCTCGCCCTACAGCAACACCAGCGCGACCAACCCTTATGCGACCCGCGCGCCCGCCCTGGTGGATCAGAATGGCAACTATCGCGGCAACCTGTCGGCCAATCCGTATGATCCAAACAGCACGTCAAACCCATATGGCCGCTACGGTTCGCCATATTCACCCGACAGCGTGAACAACCCCTACGCCCCCAAGGTCCCGGTTTACGTGGCCCCGAAAGGCAACTAGCCGGCCCCACCATTGAACGACCGAAGCCCGCCCTAACCCGGCGGGCTTTTTCGTGCCCGAAATTTATCCTCGCATTTTGCGCGGATTTAACTTGCGCGCTTCATCGCATTTTGCGAGGGTGTCTCCACACACGGAGACAGCCCCATGGCAACCCGCCCCGATCTCAATTCAGCGAGCCGAGCGAAGCTTCCGAGCATCTACACCGTTAAAACGCTAGACGACGGCACTTATCAGCCGATGCGCAACGGCGCTCCGCATTTTGAAGCGTTTGCGGATTTCATCTCCGCGCACCTCGCTTGCAAGGTCGCTGAGAACCGCCAAGCCGTCCGCTATGCTCGCCTTCGCGCGGAGGCCCTGTAATGCCCCGCCCCACCCTCTACGCCTCCGAAGGCTTCAACGGCGCGACGATGCTGTTCGCCGACGTCGAGCGCCTTCGCCACCGCGCCACGGCCTTTCGCCCCCTCACTGAGGGTCAGGTGTTCAGCTACGGCGATGCTCGTCCTGACTGTGTCGTGACGTGGGCTACGTCGGATGATGTTGAGGCGGAACTGGCCTCTCGCGCTCTTAACGTCAGCGTGGCGGCATGAGCGGGCATACGCCGGGGCCTTGGAAGGTGTTCGAGTTCGCCAACTATCAGGGCGATCCCGACCTTGTCGGCGCTTGGATCGGCACCGATGACCTACTCGTTGCCGAAGCGCGCGGAGCGGCAGTGATTGGCGGGTTTCGCCATGAGGAGCACACTGCCAACGCCTGCCTTATCGCCGCCGCTCCTGATCTTCTGGAGGCGCTGAAGGCCCTCCTAGGCCACGACGAGCGCGATGCGGGTTGCGTGCCGAGCGACGCTCACTTGGACGCGCAGAACGATGCTCGCGCCGCTATCGCCCAAGCTGTTGGAGGTGAAGCGTGAGCGCGCCGGAAGGGCTTCACTTCTGCGTCGATAAGGACGGCTTGACTGGCGCGCTTCAGCTCAGCATCGACGATGCAACCAGTGGATATCGGCTTTCTGGGCCGAAATACAACGGCTCAAGCAAGCGCGTCCTGACCTACATCCCGTCAGATCGCGACCTTGCAGAGATTGCGCGGTACATCGCGAAGGAAAAGCGCCGCCGAGCCGCCATCGCCAAAGCGGAGGCCGGTCAATGAGCGCGCTTTATTGCCCAGACTGCGGCGTTCACGGCCGCCTTTTCCCTGAGCGCGACGAAGAGACCGGCGAGCTGATCGGGTTCGAGTGCGACAACTGCCACAACCTCTTCGATGACGCCCAGATCGACGAAGACGAGGAGGCCGGTCAATGACCCCCTCCCTCGCCCAACACCGCGCCCTGCACGCCACGCGCGCCGCCCAGCTTCGCCGGTTCGCCGACGAGAACCGCGAGCGCGGGCTTGACCACTTCGCCGCGCTGGACCTCGCCGCCGCCGACCGCGAGCAGCGCAAGGCCAATGCAATTTCCCTGACCATGCTGGCTGTGGCCGGCGCTCAACAGCAAAGGGCCGCCGCCTGATGTGCATCGACTGGAATGGAAAGCTGTCGGTCGTGAACGGCTCCCCGCTTTCGACGCCCTACCCGCGCGACCGCGTGTTCTGGATCGTCACCGAGGAAGGCGAGGCCCGCGAGGTGGCCTACAGCGACGACTACAAGCTCTACACCGGCCGGGAAACCTATTGCCGCGTCGATGGTGAGCCTGGGTCGTGGGAACCCGATGAAATCGCAGGCTGGACCGACAGCCGCGAGGACGCCGAAGAGGCCGCAGCCCTGCTCTGCCAGTTCATGGGGTGGGCCGCCTGATGCCGATCTTCATGCCCCTCTTCTTCACCGCCCATAGCGGGATTGTCCACTTCCTCGGGCGGCCGATGTCGGAGCTCGGCGCCATGAGGGCGCACGTCGGCCTGCGGGTCGCCGCGCTCGATGCCCCCAGCGGAAGCGCCGCTGAAATCCTGTTTTCCGCCGTCAAGGAACAGGCCGCCGACGCGATCTCCGAGGCCAGGACCCAGACCCGAACCCTCAACGCTAGGAGCGCCTGACAATGCCCTTCCCCGTCTGCATCCCCGACACGGTGTCGATCCCGGCTCACGCGGCCCTTGCGGCGCTGATCCGGTTTGACCGCATGCTCGGCCGCTCGGCTCCGCTGGCGCAGCTTGACGCCGCCCTAGCCGAGGGCGCCCGTGCCAAGGCCGAGCTGAACAAGGCCATGCGTGCCGCCCGCCATCTTCGCGCCCTTGCGCGCCGCGAGCAGGCCCAGGAACGCCGCGAACTTGCCCGCTACCAGCGCGAGGAGGGCCGCATCGCCCGCGCCGCCGCGTCTGAGGCTGGCGTTCGGATCATGGAGGCTCGCGCAGCATGAGCCGGATGATGATCGCTGGCGCCGGCATGGCCGCGCTCGCGGGCGCGATGCTCAATTCGGACCTGATCGGCGGCTTTCCCGCGCCACCGAGGCCGGGTGAGGGCCACAAGCGCGCAAAGGCCCGTCTCGCCGAAAAGGCCGTGTCGTCCAACTACACGCCCGGCGAAGAGCCCCTTCCCGAGACCCGCCAGCAACGCCGCGCCCGCGAGCGCCGGGAAGCCAAGGTGTCCGCATGACCGCCCAGCCCATCACCCTGGCCTGCCGGGTCCGCGCAATCATCGCCCAGGTTCTGAAGTGCGACCCGGCTGCGGTCGTCGATGGCGCCCGACTCCGCGCTGACCTCGACGCCACTGACATCGACATCGTCGACCTGACCATGGCCGTGGAAGACGAGATCGACGCGGAAATGACCGACGACGACGCGGCTGGACTGCGCACGGTTGGCGATCTTGTCGCCCTGGCCGAGCGGCTGGCTGCTGGTGAGCGGGAGATCGCGGCATGAGCGCGATTGGACCCGGTGAATTCGTCGAGTGCCGCATCCCAGCGAACCGCCGCCCAGCGCCGAATAAGCCGGGCCTGAAGCTGGTGGGAAGCTTCCCCGTTGAGGGTGGCATCTACTGCGTTCGCGCGGTCGGCGACTACCTAAGCACGGAAGGTATGCAACCCGGCCTGCGGCTTGTCGGGATTGTGGCCAGCATGCCGGGACACCCTGACATGTGGTTTCCGGTCGTCTGCTTCCGGCCTGTCTATCGGCCCAAGCCCGACGCCTTCACCGGCCTGCTGGAAACCCCAGCTGACGATCTGGTGTCCGCATGAGCGCGGCCCTCATCATCGCCTGCATCACGGCGACGCCGATCATCCTGGGTCTGCTGGCCGTGGCCGCGCTCCTCATCGACTTCATGATTTTCCGGCGTGACCGATGGATGGACCCACCTTCGAAGCTCTCGCGTCGATCGCCTTCCGCCTCTGCGCCACCGAGGCCGAGCTTGCGGCGTGCGCTGCCTTGAACCGGGCCGACATCGCCACCCAGCCCACCGAAACCCAGGCCCGCCTGCGCGAGGTTTTCGCCATGCGCCGGGCCGAGATCCGAAAGGAAACCGCATGAACGCCCACACCTCCCTGATCCCGCTCGTCGAAGCCAATCCGGCCATGGTCCTGCTTGAGCCGGTCAAGTTCGACCAGTTCTTCGACGAGGTGGCGCGCGAGGTCCGCTCGCATGTGCCTGATCTGAAGACCGAGAAGGGCCGCAAGGCCGTCGCGTCGCTGGCCTTCAAGGTCACCAAGACCAAGACCGCCATTGACGACGCTCGCAAGGCGCTGACCGAGGAGAAGCGGGCCGAGATCAAGAAGGTCGACGAGGCCGGCAAGGTCATCCGCGACAAGCTCGACGCCCTGCGCGACGAGGCCCGAGCGCCGCTGACCGAATGGGAAAAGGCCGAGGCGGCGCGTACCGAAGCCTGTCAGGCCATCATCGGGACGATCAAGCGCGATGGCGTGATCCTGGGCGATGACACCTGCGAGACCGTCGCCGGCCGCCTCGACCTGATCCGCGCCATCGAGATCACCGCCGACCAGTTCCAAGAGCTGGAGGAGATCGCCAAGACCCTGCGCGACAACGCCATCCAGTCGCTGGAAGCCGGCGCCGAACGTCTCCGCGTCGCCGAAGAGGAGCGCGCCGAGCTGGCCCGGCTCCGCGCGGCCGATGAGGAGCGCCAGGCCCGCGAGGCGGTGGCTCACGCCCAGGACCAGCGCGCCCAGCAGATGATCGACTACATCAAGCAGGTCGGCATGGGCTTCATCGGCGGCCAGACCCACCCCTATCCGATCCTCCTGCGCGAGCTTGAGACCAAGATCGTCATCGACGACAGCTATGGCGCCCGCGAGGCCGAGGTCCGCCAACTGCTGGCTGACACGCTGAAGTCAGTTCAGGACGCCTTCGACCGCCACATGGCCGAGGCGTCGCAGCGTGCCGAGCGTGAGGCCGCCGAGAAGGCGCAAGAGGAAGCGGCGCGGGCATACACCGAGAAGATGGAGGCCAAGGCCCGAGAGCATGAAGCTGCCCTCGCCGCCGAACGCCGCCGCACCGAAGAGGCCGAAGCCGCACGTCAGGCCGAGATCGACCGCGCCGCCCGGGTTGAGGCCCAGCGGCTCGCCGATCTGAAGGCCGAGGAAGACGCCCAGGCGGCCCGTGAAGCCGACCGCGCGCACCGGGGCCAAGTCATGGGCGCCGCGAAGGAGGCCATCATGGAAGCTGCCAAGGTCTCCGAGCGGGCCGCCAAGGACATCGTTCTCGCCATCGCAGCCGGGTCCGTCCCGGCCGTGTCGATCAGGTTCTGACCGATGGGAATCGTCATCCACGACGCCTTCGTCCAAGGCTCCGACGAATGGCTTGAAGCCCGGCGCGGCCTGCTGACCGCGAGCGAGATGAAGTTCATCCTCACGCCGACGATGAAGATGGCCAGCAACGAGAAGGAGCGCGCCCACCTCTTCGCGCTCCTATCGCAGCGCATCGTCGGCTACGTCGAGCCTGGCTATGTCGGCGACGACATGCTGCGCGGCTATGAGGACGAGATCGAGGCCCGGCAGGTCTATGCGGCGAACTACGCGCCCGTCGAGGACTGTGGCTTCATCACCAACGACAAGTTCGGCTTTCGCATCGGCTATTCGCCCGATGGCCTGGTCGGCAGCGACGGCCTGATCGAGATCAAGTCCCGCAAGCACAAGTTTCAGGTCGAGACGATCCTGAACAACGTGCCCGCCGGGACGGTGCCAGACGAGTTTGTCCTGCAGGTCCAGACCGGCCTGCTGGTCAGTGAGCGCAAGTGGCTGGACTTCATCAGCTACAGCGCCGGCCTGCCGATGGTGACGATCCGCGCCTACCCCGACCCCGTCATTCAGGAAGCGATCATCGAAGCGGCGACCATGTTCGAGTCCCGCATCGCCAAGCGCTTCCTCGACTTCAAGGAAATCATGAACTCTGGCGCCCGGCTTCTTGCGACCGAGCGCCGGGTTGAACGGGAGATGTATGTCTGATGGCCGCCCACCAATCCACTGTGATCGACCTTCGCCCCACGATCGCGCCCAAGAGCGATCAGCTCAACGCCGACGACCTGATCGGAACGACGAAGACGATCACCATCACGTCGGTTCGCCTCTGCGGTGAGCCTGACCAGCCGGTCGCTGTCCACTTCGAGGGCGACAACGGCAAGCCCTACAAGCCGGGCAAGTCGATGCGTCGCGTGATGGTCAAAATCTGGGGCGACGACGCCAGCCAGTTCGTCGGCCGGCGCATGACCCTGTACCGCGACGACAGCGTGAAGTTTGGCGGCCTGAACGTCGGCGGCATCCGCATCTCGCACATGTCGGAGATCGACCGCGAGGTGGCGATGGTTCTCAGCGAGAGCAAGACCAAGCGCCAACCCTTCAGCGTCAAGCCGCTTTTCGACGAGCGCCCCAACACAGCACCCAAGGTCAACCTCGCCGCCATCCTGCCCGCCGGCCGCGCCGCCGCGTCCAAGGGCTCGGCCGCGCTGATCGAGTGGTGGAAGTCCCTCGGCAAGCCGGAACAGGCCGTCGCCAAGGCCACGCTGGACGATGAACTGAAGCCTGCCGCAGCGAAGGCCGATCAAGCCGCCCTGGGCGACGACGATGGCGCCGACGATGGATTCCCGGGCGACCAGCCGCGCCAGACCCTCGCCGAGCGGGTCCAGGCGTTCAAGGATGGCGTGAAGGCCGCGCCGACGTCTGCCGCCATGCGCGCCGTGCGTGACGCCGCCGATCAGCTCTTCCGCGACATCGACGCCGGCGATCCTGACGAAACTGGCGTCACGGCCAAGGGTCTCGACCGCTGGGTTGATGATCAGGTCGAGGGCCGGGAAGAGGCAGAGCGCGAAGGGGGGGATGCGTGATGGGCGAGCCGTCTCCAGAACTTCGGGCCGCCATTGCCGTTGTCCGAGCGCACGGCTGGCGCGCGCTTCTGCCAACCAGAGCGCAGCACGCGCAGGACGCCATCAAAAGCGTCCTCGTCGACCTTGAGGCCGGAGGATCGTATCGCGATGTCGCGGACGGGCACGGCATGACGAAGGGTCAGGTCGCTGGCATTGCCTGGCGCCATCGTCAGGGAAGGGCCGCATGACGCTCACCCACGAAGAGCGCGAGACCGTCGCCAAGGGCAAGGCCATAACCCGCCGGGCGAACCGCGAGCGCAACACGGCTCTCAGGGCCGAGCGCAAGGAGCGCACCAAGGCGGTCATCGCCAGCACAGCGCCGGGAAAGCGCGACCCTCGCCAGCGCGACGCCGGGTTCCTGTCGTGGCTGCACGTCGACATCCCTTGCTTGGCCTGCCTGATCGAGGGGCCGGGCCCGGTCGGGTTTGCCACGATCGAGGCCGCGCATTTGAAAATCTCGATCGCCGACAAGGGCTGGGCCAAGGCTGGCCTCGGCAACCGCACCCACGATTCCAGATGCGTGGCCCTCTGCGCGTTTCACCATCGCCTCGCCGCCAATAGCTGCGACACCGGCGGGCAGATGAAGTTCTTCACCCGGCTTGGCCTTGGCGCCGACGTCGCCGACCTCTGCCGCGACCTGGGCGAAGCCTACCGCGCCGGCCGATCGGGACGCGAGGTCGTCTTGAGCTACGTCGCCGCGGCAAAATCTCAGCGCGCTATGGAGGAGAGCCAATGACCGACCGATACGATGAACTGAGGGCGGCGGCTGAAGCTGCGACGCCGGGCGCTCGGTGGACAGACGACCGCCGGGGCTTGAGCGCAAACAGGGGCGGCGGCGCGCTTCAGATCATGGCCGCGCATCGTGGCGAGGGTAGCTTGTGCTGCATCGCCACCGTGAACCCGTGGGAGCGTCCAGAGGCGAACGCCGCCTTCATCGCCCTCGCCAACCCCGAGGCCATCCGCGCCCTCCTCCACGCCCTCGCCGAAGCCAACGAGCGCGCCAGCCTCCTCCAGAAGGAACGGGAGGAAGCCAACCGTCACCTCAACTTCCACCGCGAAGAGTGCGCCCGACTGAACGACACGATCTTCGCCCTAGAAGCACGCCGGGGGGAGCTGGAGGGGGCGTTGAAGCCTTTCAGCCATGATCCGAAGTCGGTTCTCGACATGGATTATCCCGACGATAAGCCGCTGTCCGGTCTCTACAACGACTGGAATTTCCACCCTTTTCCAACGTTCGGGGATTTCCGGCGTGTCCGGTCCCTCCTCAACCCCCAGCAGGAAGGGAGACGCGACCATGGGTGAGCAACTCAAGCCGTGCCCGTTTTGTGGCGGCGAAGCCCAGATGGGCAAACTGGATGTCGCAAAGCCCTATGGCAATTTTCAGTACGGTGCGGGCTGCGTGACCTTCATGTGTGTAGGAGCCGCTAGACCCATTTTTCTGACCGAGGCCCAAGCCATCACCGCTTGGAACGCCCGGTCTGAAGGCCCCCACCCCGAGAGCGGGGAGGCTGAAAAGGTCATCGCCGGGCTCTGCGACAATTGCTCGTCTTACTCGGTGGACCTGCATCGGAACGCCGATGACGAGTGGATTTGTGGTCCGTGTCGATCTGAGGAAACCTTTGTCCCCGCCTCTCCTCCCCCACTAGAGGGGGCGGGACCGAACGCCGACCTGATCGCCGAGCTTCGCTTGCGCCTAGTCATGGCCAAGGCGGGCGGTGCGGACGTGATCAAGTTCGACGTTTCCGACCTTGAGGCCGTGATCGCCGCCCTCTCTGCCGCCCCCGTCGCTTCAAAGGGGGAAGCCCTGCCGGTGGCGTGGCGCTTCAAGTTTTCGGATAAGTCTTGGAACTACTGCACCCACCGGGAAGATTGTCCCGAAAAGGTCTGGCTCGGCGGAGCCATCCACGATCCAGAAGTTGAACCCCTCTACGCCCGCCCCTCTCCAGGGGTTAGCCTCACCGTAGCGCGAGCGGCTGAACTGAAGGAAATCGCGGCCTTCTTCCAGCGCGCAGCGTCGGACAACGATGACCACGCGGAACGGTTCGATGAAGAGGCCAAGGATTGGGCGGAGCATCCCGACCCGATGAAGCGTGATCGCGAGCGTGGAAGCCGGGTAAACGCAGAACATGCCCGACGCTCAGCCGCCGACCATCGCGCCCGTGCCGAAGCCGTCCTCGCCCTTCTTTCGCGGGGAGAGGGGTAATGGGGAAGATAACACCGACGCAGCGAAGCCTGCTGAAGATCATTGCCACGGGGCCGCGTGACGGGTTCACACCCCGCTTCGGCAGCGCGCACGCAAAGCATCAGCCGAACTTGATGGTTATGCGCTCCGAGGGCTGGATCACCTTTTCACCATCCGACCCAGTGTTGCGCATCACCCCCGCCGGCCGTGCTGCGCTGAGCCAGAGGGAGGGGGAATAGCATGGCCGACCTCATCAAGCGCCTACAGGAAGCGGAGAGCGGGTCGCGGGAGTTGGACGCGGCCATGGCCGTGGCGCTGGATATTCGCGCGGATTGGGCTGTGGATTATGGCGAAATCTACGTCCATCCGAAAGCAAACCCCGGTGACGTGAGCATCAACACCACTCGCGGGAAGCCATCTCTAGGCCACCCTACCTATCCGGCCCCGTACCCGACAACTTCGCTGGATTCTATCGTTGCCCTGATAGGGGAGAAGCTGCCGGGGTTCTTCTGGTCGGTGCATGAGCGTCCTGACGGCTATGCCGCCTCGCTAGACCCCATGGACCGGAAGCGAGTTGTTCGGGTCGCTGCGTTTAGCACTGCGCCGATTGCCCTCTGCATCGCCCTTCTCACCGCCCTCCAATCGCAGGAGCCCACCCCTTGACTCCTCCCCGCGTCCAACTCAGCCGCGCCAAGGGCTGGAGAATGCCGCCCAACACCGTGAAGGTCGATAGGACCACGCGATGGGGCAACCCGGCGGTGATCGGTAAGCCATTCGAGGGTGACGTCGTAGAGGATGCTCTGCACGCCGTGACCATCTTTCGGGATGGGATCAAATACGAGTGCGAGCCCTTTCCCAAGGTCGAGGCCATCCAATCGGCCCTTCGCGGCAAGAGTCTAGCCTGTTGGTGCAAGCTGGGCGACCCCTGCCACGCTGACGTCCTTTTGGAGATCGCCAATGGATAGGCCTCCCCGCGTCCAGCAAAGACCACGGCCGGAGGAGTGGCCCGACGACGCGCCGATGCTCCTAGACGAGTATATCGCCGTGTTCTACCCCAACGGCCCACTGACGACCCATTCCCTTCGGACGGAAATCCGCAAGGGGACGTTGACGCCGGCCCAGGTGGCGGGGAAGTTCTACATCACGCCCGCCAAGGTCAGGGCCATGTTCAAGGCCGCAGAATGCCCCGTCAAGCCAAAGGCCCCCGGCTGTATCTCAGACAGGGGCGGATCGAACGCAGCACCGGAAAACGCCGGGAGCCCGTCTGGGTCATCCGTGACGGATCGGCTGAGATCAGCACGGGCCGTTATCGACACGAGCTTGACGCGGCTGGCAGAGACCTCGCGACCTACATCGCGTCGAAATGGAATCCGGTCGGGGGCTACGATCCTAGCAATCCATCCCAAGTCCTGATCGCCGAAGTTTTGGCCCTATATCTGGTCGAGAAGGGGCCGAAGATCGCAGATCCCAAGTCCCTCAAGGGCTGGGTGCGGAACCTTAGCGCCTGGTGGGGCGAGCGAACCGTGGCCGACGTCAAGCGGTCCAGTTGCCAAGCCTACACCGCATGGCGGACGTCTCAGCGCATCGCATCCGGCAAGGGCCTATCGACCCGCAAGATATCAGACCAGACCGCCGCGCGCGAGCTTCAGACGCTTTCCGCCGCGATCGGCTACTGGCATGACGAACACACCCTGACCAGCCGTCCGACCGTCTGGATACCCAAGCGCCCAGAGAGCCCACGGGACGCCCTAAGCCGCTCGCAAGCCGCTGCGCTCCTACGGGCCACGATGGGCCACAAGCGCCTTCCTGACGGCTCATGGGAACCCACGACGCGGCAAGTCAAGATGAACCGCAAGCACCTCGCCCGGTTCCTGCTGATCGGCCTCTATACTGGCACGCGGTCCAAGGTCGTGACGCTCCTGCTATGGGAGGAAGCCGCAAAGCAAGCGTGGGTCGATCTGGACAAGGGGATGATCTATCGCCGGGGCAAGGGCGAGAGGGACAGCGCCAGCAAGCGTCGGCCAGTCGTCCGCCTGCCCGCCAGGCTCTTGGCACATATGCGTCGCTGGCGCGAAATCGACCGGAAAGCCGAGGAAAAGGCCAAGCGCAAGGACCCGATGGCCTCGCGCGTGTCCGTCCTGCACTTCGGAGGCCTGCCTATCGCCACAGACGTTCGCAACGGCTTTGCGAGCTGCGTAGCGGATGCTGGGTTGCCTGAAGCGATCACGCCCCACTGGCTGCGCCACACCGCCGCGACATGGCTCATGGAGGGCGGGGCCGACCTTTGGGATGCAGCAGCCTATCTAGGGATGACAGCCGCAACGCTGGAGAAGCATTACGGCCACCATAGGCCGGATCACCAGCGTGGGGCGCGGAGGGCTATTGCGGGGGGTTAGGCCGCCTTCGGAGAGAGCAGATCAGCGAAGGTCGCACCCCACATCTTGGACGGGCGATATCCGAGCGCCTTGGCAAGGCCGGTCAGAGCCTCGCGAGCCGTCTTTCCGAAGCCGTTCGGGCTTTCCTGAAGGTTCTGGAAGCCCAGCCCGGTCGCGCACCAGTCCGTTCCGTCCATGAACAGATTGGCCCCGACGTGCTTCGCGTAGTTGGCCGCATCACGGTCATCACACGACCATTGCCGGGCCAGGTCGGCCACGCGCTCGGGATCGGCCCCAGCAGCCCCAGCCTCGACCAAGATGCGCCACGCTCCCGCTCGATCTTCAGGGTCCATGGGCCACAAGCCCCGCGCAAGGTCGCTGTCGCGGATATCCGCGCAGGCATCGACACTCGGCTTGTAAAGCAGCGCTCCGTTCTCATGAAGGTAGTACCAGCCGATCAGGGCCATCTTGTTTCCTTTCTTGCGGTATAGCCGCTAGGCGTGGGGTTAGGCGAACATCTCGATCTGTGCGACCGGCCGTTCAGGCTCATAGGATCTGACCACAGCATCAGCGATAGCCTCAGCGATCCCCGAATAGGTCAGGCTGCGCAGCCGCCACCTATCCTCTCCTGGTGACAAGCGGTTCTGGCCGCTGTTGGTCTGGTTGGCCCAGCGCGGGAGAAGCATCCCGGCCTCTGCCCCGCAGTGGACGCAACCATGTCCGAACGCGGCATCATAGTTAGATACCCCTCCGCAGACCTTGCAGACCATGCGGGGCTTGCAGTACGCGGCCGGGTCGATGGTCAGCGGCGGAACGCCCTCCAGCCACAAGCACGTCGTTTTGCTGGCGTCATGGCCGAACTGGTAGGGCTGAACGATCTGGTCCGGCTTTCGGAACTGGGTTGACATCACGCCCACGGGGTTCTCGATCACCTTCCTAGGTATAGGCGCCTTGGCTAGGTTCGTGAAAAACCGCGCGGCTGCGCCCTGTTCTTGGCGCCTGTCGGGATACTTCGGGTGAGGACGGCGCTCGTCGTAGGACAGCGCCTTGTCGTCGGGATGATACATGCACCACGCCGCTGCGACCGTGAGCTTGGGGCACGGCGGGTGCGCCACCATCCCGGCCCATTCCTTGTCGTAGGCAAGAACGAGGGCATCCTCGACGATGTGATAGGGCGATCCGTCCTCGGCTTCGCGCAGATCACCAGACCATGCGTCGATGCCGCGCCTGCGCAAGGCCTCGCGCACTGTGCCGGAAGCCTCGCAGTTGACCAGCCAGCGCCCGGACATCATGAAATCTCTCCATTCCACACCTGACCGGCGGCTTGGCATTCCAAGGCGCAGCGCAGGGCGTCCATGCTGACGTGAAGCCGCTCTGCGGTTCGATCTTCGCACGACGGGTCGAGATACGCAGCCTCGGCGGCGTCGTAATCGTGCTGATAAACATCGCGGCCTGCCATGGCGGCTTTCACTCTGTACTCGGCTTGGTGTGCAGCGGCGCGACATTCGAGGCGGGTCATCTGGTCACTTTCAGCAGGTTGCCGTTCTGATGAAATAAGTGGTACCATAGTTTATGGAAACTGTGCAACCACAAAAGAAACGTGGCCCTAAGCCGACCGGCAAGGGTGTGCCTATCCAGGTCCGCATTCAACCGGAACAGCTCGCCAAGATCGACGCGTGGGCGGCGCGCGAGGGCATAAGCAGGCCGGAAGCTATCAGGGCCATGATCGGCGCGCTGGACCGCTTGGGCGCCCTTGGCTGACCAATCTGGGGCGTTTTCTGGGGCGAGGAAATAGCCCAGCCCGAAAAGTTCAACGAAATCTGGTGGGCGGTGAGGGGATCGAACCCCCGACCCTCTCCGTGTAAACGAACACGCCACCCGGCTAGGCCTTGGGGATCAAGGGGTTGGGGCTAGGATTTGGGCGGGATGTTCTGTTCCCGTTCGTGTTTGAGGGGTTCGTTACGTGGGCGAAACTGGGGCGAGAGCGAAATTGACAGGCTGTAATCGAAAGCCGAGGTCGCGATCCACGGCGTCAGATGCAGTTGCCCCAGCTTTCCTTACTCGCAGCCGGACCCGTCTAATCTTGGCCTTTTTTAACGAGGGATCGCCAGCCTCGATCGGTACGCGATGGGCCAGAGTGCACCGACCAGCCCAACGTAATCCGACGACCAATTCTTTCAGGGGCGGTTGGCAGGTTGCGCGCTCAAGGCTCGCCGCTTCCTGCTCCCGCCGCCCCTGGTTACGCTTTACTGTGCCTCGCCAAGCCGAATGCGGGATTTGAACCCGCGACCTCGACCACCATCAATCGTGTGCCGAACTTGACGGCGACCGCGCTCTACCTGCTGAGCTAATCCGGAATGACGAGGCCCCTCCTTATAGCATCTCACCGCGAGGAGGGGAATCGGTCAGTACAGTTTCGCCAGCGATTGCAGGAACGAGAGATGACCCTTCGCGACCGGCCCGATAGCGGCGCAAGTCAGCGTTCCGGGCTCCAGTTCGGTGCGGCCCGCATCGTGAACCATGTAGTGTCCGACTTCCGCATCAATGGCCTGCTGGACGATGGATAGCAGGTTGTCTTTCGTCTGGACCTGAAGCCCGATCAGCGGGCCATCGTCTTCGGCGCCCAAACCAAGCACTGCATGACAGGCCTGCGCGATCTCCTTGCCGCGTCGCATGGCGAGGTCGCGGCGCATCACGACGTAGATCGTCTTCTCCCCCATCACTTCCCTCCTTCCGATCTGGGCTTGCGCTCGCGGCGGCGGAGTTCGGCCTCGATAGCGGCGCGAATGAAACCCACCCGCTTCTCACCTGTGACCAGCGCGGCGTCGATCCGCCCCTTCATGCCTTTCGGCAGCGGGAGATT